TTTTCAAAAAGGGGGTGAAGAAATGCCATACAAGAAAAGTCCTGCCAAGCCGTTTCAGAGCATGGAGAGATTGCTTAACAGCTATAAAATCAACGCTCCTGCTTTGGCAAGGATATTAGGAGTATCTGCTCCAACGGCAAGATACAAGTTAAACAATCCAGAGGAATTCAAGTTTAAGGACATGGCGCTTATTTCAAAGAAAGCGCACATTCCGATGGAGCAACTTCGTGAAGCGATAAAGGAGTAACGCCTATGTCTAAGTTATGCAGAACTAAATGTAAATCAGAGAGCGACTGGCTTGAGACTCGGCTCAAAGGAATCGGTGGAAGCGAAGCTGCGGCTATCGTCGGAAAGTCAAGTTGGATGTCATCAAGAGATCTGTGGGAGTTAAAAGCAGGATTAAAAGCGCCAAAGGATATTTCTGGAAACATATTTGTCGAGCAAGGCAAACGTATGGAAGGAGCAATCCGAGAACTCTACAAAGCCTACCGACCAGAATACAAAGTGTCCTATCACAAGTACGATCTTTTGTTTCAGAAAGACAGACCTTGGTTATTCGCAACTCTGGACGGAGAAATCACGGATGACAAAAAGCGAAAGGGGATTCTTGAGGTTAAGACCTCAACACCACAAAGTCACGAAGCGTGGTCTCAATGGGACTGTCAGATACCACAGCATTATCTGATTCAGATACTTCACCAGTTGCTCGCCACTGGATGGGACTTTGTGGATTTAACGGCACTATTAATCAACAAAGACGATGACTTCTTTGTTCGCACATATCGGTTTGAACGGGCTGATTGCGAAGAAGATTTGGCGTGGCTTTTGTCGAAAGAGGAAGCATTTTGGGAGTCTGTTCAAAACAAGATATTGCCACCAATGACATTGGTTTTCTAAAGGGGGTTTATATGGCTGAGAAAAACTTATGTTCGATATTACTTGTCTTACTATTTCTATTTCTATGCATTAGCAGATGTGGGGGATAAACAAATGATAGTTACGGTTTTATATTACGACCCCATGTCGGATTCATACTGTGGAAACCCATATACATACTACTGCAACTTCCCAGTTGTCAAGAACCAAAAGGTTCTGGCTCCGTGCGCAAAGAATGGAACGGTAGTTCTTAGCAAAGCAATTATATGGGATACAGACTTGCCGGAATCGGTAATCAAAGACGAATGGAAATACAAAGTAAAAGAGATAAAGGAGTTGGATAAGGAATGAGAAAACAGGTACAGAAACAGGTTCTTGAACATTTAAAGGCTAATGGTTCTATCACATCTTTGGAAGCGTTTGAAAGATACAGGGCTACAAGGTTAGCGAGCGTAATTCACAGACTTAGAGACACATACAACATCACAACGATAATGATGGAAAGCAATGACGGCGGTGCGCAGTATGCAAAATACGTCTTTCTCGGAACGAAAGAGGGTGAATAAGTTGGCAGAGATTAATTTTCAGATTGACAGCGCCGCATTACAGACCATTCAAAACACCGAATTAAAAGCGAACTTTGAGGAAACAAAAGAAGCATTGGCAGAAATCGTTTATCCCTATACGAAGCTTATCGTTTCCGAGGATGCAATTTCTTCCGCAAAGAGCGACAGGGCAAAAATCAACAGGCTGAAGCTGAATATCGACAGCTACAGAAAGATGGTCAAGGCTGCGTACAACGAGCCATACAAGCGTGTAGAAGAGAAGTTCAAAGAACTTACGGCGATTTGTGATACAGGAATAAACAACATAGACGGACAGGTTGCCGAATATGAAAAGAAACGCAAGGACGAAAAGCTGTTCCTGCTCAAAGAGTATTACAAAAATGCAGGCAAGAAGAACCCAGAGTATTGCAGTTTCGAGTTTGCTCTTCATCCGAAATGGGATTTGAAAGGCACGACATTAGAGCAGTGCAAATGCTACATAGACAACGCAATACAGAAAGTAGACAGCGAGGTATTTGCAATCAAGGGCATGCACTCTGAGTGGGAAACCGCTATGCTTGCTGACTATCAAAGAACGCACGACATGTTATCTGCCATGGAAGTGCATGAACGCATGACAAGAGTAAGTCAGCAAGAATCAGAGCGCAGGAAGAAAGAGCAGGAAGCGTTTGACGCTAAGCCAATCCAGAAACCACGTATTGATTCTTCTGAAGAAAAAGAGCCTGTCTATATAGCATCCTTTCGTGTGTACGGGACTTTAGAAGAAATAAACGCAGTTCAAAGATACTGTACGAACCATGGAATCGAACTGATTTATGACGGCAAAGAAAAGACAGATAAGCCGATTGAGGTATTGCTATGAAGACGATTAAGTTCACAGTGTTTGGAAATCCGAGAGGAAAAGGAAGACCGAGGGTCGTAAGCCGCAATGGTTTTGCAAAAGCATATACTCCGCAGGACACAGCGTCTTATGAAAACCTTGTCAGAGTAGAGTATGAACTACAAACAGAGCGTTACCGATTCGATGACAATTCGTTTCTCGGAATGAGGATAGACGCTTACTATTCCATACCGAAAAGCGTTTCAAAAAAGCGCAGAGCCATGATGCTGAATGGAGATATCCGCCCTGTTAAAAAGCCCGATTCGGACAACGTTATCAAAATAATCGCAGATTCTTTGAATCAGATCAGTTACAAGGATGACACGCAAATCGTAGATTGTCGTTGCTGTAAGTATTATTCTGACGAGCCACGAGTTGAAGTAACCATCAAAGAATTAGGAACATGTGAGTAAGGGGATTTATGTATTGCAAGGGGGACGACAATGAATGTTTGGGATTTGGACATAGTTAAGTCTGCGTACAAAGCAGTTCTTCCGTGGAACTCGTTAGATGCTTCCGTTAAGTTCAGCTATAAAACGGACGACCAGAAACTAATAGACAGGTGCTGTAATTGCCCATATTCGGAGTGCTATAACTGCATTTCATCACGGGCAAAAGAGCCTCCGAAGTACAACATGTTTGTCGCCCTGTTTTACGAGAATGCTTCGGCAGAAGAAATCTGTTCTAAGTTACATATTAGCAGGTCAACGTATCACAATTATAAAAACAAATTAGCAAAAGGAGTATTGGTATGAAGGCAGGAAATTCAATTACAAAACAGGCATTACAAAAATCACAGCCATCATCGAAACAGAGCGTTTCATTTTCAGATCTTATAAATTCACCGTCATGGAAATCCATGATTGTTAAGTCACTTGGAGACCCAGACAGGGCTGCGAACTTCACATCTACGCTTATCAGCATCGTCAGTTCTAACGACCAACTGAAAGATTGCGACCAAGGTTCTATTATTTCAGCCGCTTTGCAGGGCGAAGCGCAGAAGCTTTCTCTCGCTTTACAGCAGTACAGCGTTGTTCCGTATAACGAAAAGGGCGTAATGAAAGCAAGATATCAGATTTCATATAAAGGAATTCTTCAGCTTGCGCAGAGAAGCGGAGAATATAAAAAGATTAAGGTTCGTGATGTGCGAAAAGGTGAATACAAAGGCGTAGACCGTCTTACTGGTGATCCTATCATCGACTTTCTTCCAGACGGAGAACGTGAGAATTTACCGCTTGAAGGATTCTATGCGTACTACATTCTTCACAATGGATTTATGAACGACCTGTATTGGTCTCACGAGAAAATCTTAAACCATGCAAACACATATAGTCAGCCATTCAAGGGAAAAAAAGAACTGTACGAACAGATGAACGAAGGGAAGGTCAAGAGACCAGAGAGCGGAAGCCCTTGGTTTGCAGAGCCGTTGTCCGAACCGCATATGAAGATGTGCCGTAAGACGTTAATCCTTCAGTTATTTAGAGACGGTATTGCTCCGCTTTCCATCGAAATGCAGAGAGCGTTCAAACGTGAACAGGTTTTGGAATCCGGCGGTTATTTTGTCTCTGCTGATGACCCAAGCATTATTGAAGCAAATACGGTTAGTGAAGACCAGATTGTAGCTGATGTTGATGCTGAGACTGGAGAAATCTTAGAGCCTCAGACGAAAGGATCTAAACAGATGACAATAGACGATATGACAGGTAAGGAATAATTTAAAATAATTTTGGTATGTAGGGAAGCTTCGGCTTCCTTGCATATCTGCATTATGAAAGAATGAGAGGTATTTGTTTATGTTCGATGGTGGATTTTTCAGAGGAAAATCATTCACAAGCGATGACCAACAAAGAGGGAATAATGCGGAATACTTTTTTGCAATAGCATGGGGGAGTCTTATTGCCGACCCGAAAGTACAGATGTTTAACAAGAGAAAAACATCTTTCACAATAAAGTACCACACGAAGTCGTATCTTAATGTAGTTATATGGGGAGATACAGAGTCTGCTATCGTGTCGAGTTCTCTTGAAAAAGGAGATATGGTTGTCTGCTTCGGGACAGTCAGAAGAGAGGACTATACCGTGCAGAAAGGAGAAAATAAAGGGCAGGTTAAAACATGGGTAGACTTCAACTGCCAAGTGGTGATACCAATGACAACAGTTCTGTTTTCCGTAGCAGCACAATCTTCTGATGCCTTAAACAAAATCATTGACGAAGAAGAAGCGTCTAAAGGTTCGGATGCCTTCGAGAGCGTATCAGATTTTGAAGAACAGGAAGAAGCCGAAGATTACTCTGTTACGATTTGACAAGGCGGTGATGGATATGACAGAAAAAAGATACTACTGGTTGAAACTCAAGCGTGACTTTTTTAAGCGGCATGACATTCAAATTATAGAGGACATACAACCAAACGGAAAGGAATATGTTTTGTTTTATCTTAAACTTATGGTTGAAAGCATTGACCATGACGGAGAATTAAGGTTTAGCGATACAATTCCATATAACGCAAACATGCTTGCTACAATCACAAGGACAAATCCAGATATCGTAAGAAGCGCATTGAAGGTACTTGCGGAGTTTGGAATGGTTGAAATCCTTGACGACCAGACTATATATATGTCTGCCGTTGAAAGCCTTATTGGGTCTGCTGCTGACAACGACCACGCAAGGAGACAACAGAGGTATCGAGACAGAAAGAAACAGATTGCCTTGGAACAAAAGGATTATAGCGTCACGAAAAGTGACGCATGCGTGACGCAGTGTGACAAAAAAAGTGACGAGAGTAAGAGTATAGAGAAAGATATAGAGAAAGATATAGAGAATAATAAGCGTTTTTCACCGCCGACTGTCGAAGAAGTGCAGGCATATATTGACGAAAAAGGATATAACGTTAATGCAGAAATGTTTATCGACTTTTATCAGAGCAAGGGATGGGTTGTCGGAAAGTCACCGATGAAAGACTGGAAAGCCGCAGTAAGGACATGGGATGGAAAGCGCAAAGAAGAACAGAAATCGAAAAAGAAGAAGAACGATTTATCGGATAACATGAAACACACATACGATTTGAAAGAGTTAGCAAGGAGAGCAAAAGAATGAGCAATTTAATGCTGACATTAGATGACGCAATTTCTGTCGCAAAGAGATATTCAGACATGGACGAGGATATACTTCGTCAGGAATTAGAGCAGAAGTGTTGGGTAAGATTGAATAAAGAGGATCCGTTTGAAAGCATTACTGGATTAATCATGGATATAAACCCAGAAGAGATAACGAACCAGATAAAAAGGGATAACCTTAAAGGATGGTGCATAGGAATTCAAGCTAATATGCAGTTAGAACTGATTCAGATAAGGAGAGCAAAAGAATGAACGGAGAAAAATATTACATCTTTACGTTTGGAAGCGGTCAACTTTATGAAGGACGATATGTTCGTGTCAAAGGCGATTACGAAACCGCAAGACAAAAGATGGTCGATAGATACGGATTAAACTGGGCGTTCCAGTATTCGGAAAAAGAATGGGCTGACTGGTTATCAAGAAAACCTATTTGGATTCCGACAGAAACAGAACTTGAAGTAATTTTATAAAGGAGAACAAGAATGAGCGAACAAAAGAAATGGGATCTGAAGTATTGCCGAGGTTGCGTACACCTTTGTTTTACGGAAGCAGATCAGGATGTATACAAAAATGTTTGCAGCAGATTGGACAGCGCAATGTTTAACGGAGAGAGTACAGACGGTCGTTTCTGCGAATATCGTGATATCAAGTATAAAAAGGAGAAATGAAAATTGAAGCACGTTGCCGTATATACTGGGACTAAGAAACTTTATGAGCGAATGGTTGTAGCGGTAAAGTCGCTGATTTACAACTCCGATGTAGATAAGATCTATCTGCTGATTGAAGACGATGAATTCCCCTACGAACTGCCGGACTTTGTGGAATGCCGCAACGTTAGCTACCAGACATACTTTCCACCAGACGGAGTAAACATGGGTTCACCATTTACCTACATGGCAATGATAAGGGCAGTGTTGTGTTATTACTTTCCAGATTTAGACCGAATCTTATCTTTGGACGTAGACACCATTGTGGTACGGGACATTTCAGATATATGGGATTTGCCGATAGAAGACTTTTACTTCTCTGCTTCACAGGAACCGAGTCGGTGCAAGGACGGAGAGTTTTACAGCAACATAGGGGTATGCCTGTATAACCTTGAAAAACTAAGGGACGGAACGGCAGACAAGGCAGTAGAGGTTTTGAACACAAAGACCAGAATGTTTCTGGAGCAGACGGTAATGAACCAGTTGTGCCAAGGACACATCCTTGATATGCCGTCTGAATACAACGCAAACCGATACACGATTCCGACACTGGATCCGAAAATCGTACACTATGCTTCGATTAAGGACTGGACGGAATACAGTGATTACAAAGACTATGAACAGATGTCATGGGACGAAGTTCTAAGCAAAAGGAACAAGGAGAGATAAATGTTTAAACGAGACTCGATGGAATGGGTTGAAGGAGCAGGTTGGGTAGACAAGCGGCTATCTGACAAGGCAAACTATGACAACCTTGGTGAAGGATGGGGATTCATCATCAGCTTTATGAGAGCGTTTCCAGACTTCATACAGGATTTGCTTCGTGACGAAGAAGCAGACTATGAATTGACCTTGATTCAGCGAGTCATAATGAGAGCAAAAGCGAGACACCAGTATTGTGATATAACTGGTTGCCGTGGAGTTACAAAGTCCTATTGTTCCGTGAATGAAGAAGCGGACGAAATGCTGTTATATCCGGGCATTAAGACGGCATATTTCGGACCATCCTATAAGCAGACAGCAAAGATTGGTTCTCAGACATTCCGTCAAATACAGAAAGATTATCCGGCATTGGCAGAGCATTTTATCGTCATGGCAGATTCAGCAGACAAATTTGAATTTAAGTCACATATGGATTCATCGTTTGTTATAACGGCATATCGTGGTAACAACATCCATAAAGTAGTGGCAGAGGAAACAGCACAGGAAGAACAGCCAAGGTTTGACGAGGAAGAATACAAACGGGTTGTTCTTCCTGCTGTACGTTTAAGATACAAGATTCGTGGAAAGAAGAGCCACACATATATCTCTTTCAAACAGCATACGATTACATCCGCAGGGCGAAGGCAGAACTTCGCATACGAAACACGATGCAGGCATTACCAGATGATGGAACGTGGAGAGAGCGCTTTTGTTATGGACATACCGTTTGACGTTCCGCTTCTTTGCCAGATGCGACCGATTGGATGGGCTGAAACTTTACGGTCTGAACTTACGCCGGATGAATGGGCAAGAGAAATGGAAAGCCGTTATACTGGAGCAGACCAGAATCCGCTTATACCAGATTCTACATTGACGGAGAGCAGGACGCTTCTGACCATGGAAGAGCATCATTGCTGTAAAGACCTTAATAATAGAATATCAATAGATGATGTGTTTTATATTATAGGATATGACGTATCTTATGCAGATGGAGCAAATAATGCGAAGTGTGCCTGCGTTGTCGTAAAATGCACAAAACAGAAAGAATGGATGAAGCGTGACAAATATCTGAAACAGGTTGTGTGGATAGATGACTGGCTCCCAAAAACACCGATGGAGCAGGCAAGCAAGCTGAAACAGATTTGGTATAGATATTGCTACCAAGGTCATTTTGCATATATAGTATGTGACGCATGGCAATATGGTAGTGCTGTTGTTCAGGCGCTGATGATGGATCTTGGAGACGGTCTTAACCCGCTCTGCACATATAACCACATGCTTTATACGGAGTATGAACTTCAGAACGCTTTGCCTATCGTGTATCCAGTAAAAGCAGGTGGCGCAGGAACTACAGACCCAGACGCAGAAATGATACGAAATGCAGAGATACAGTTTGACAACCATAACGTTGAATTGTTGACATCGAATTATGGAGACGGTATTGAAGCATATAAAAAGATACATCGGATCAAAGACGATAAATACGATTATGTGATATATAATCCGTACAAGAAAACAAACGAACTGGTTGGGCAGATTCAGAACCTGAAAAAAGCGCAGAGTGCAAGTGGAGTTTCAGAAAAAAGAATCTCAAATAAGATTCAACGAGATAGTTGGTCTGCGCTGAAATATGCTTTAAGGCTTGCACAGATACTCGAAAGGACGTACCTGATGAAGTCAAGACCTGCAAGCGACTGGGATGTGCTTCTGAAAAAATACGAGGGAAACAATCCTGCACCAACTGTCGGAGAAGGAAAGATGACACGAATACCAATTAAGAGGACAGGCGGAAGAACAAGATGACAACAAACAAAGGAAAAAAGAAAAAGCAATACAATCTTTGCGCTTTTAACAGCACAGAAGAATCTGTGGAGTTTGCAACTAAACAGAGATTTTCAAGAATAACTTCGGAATATACACTTATATATACCGACAATACGAATATAATAGATGATTCCGTCTGCCAACCGTATATTATAATCAAAGAAAGTGAAACAGGCTGTCTGACAGACGAGGATAGAGACTGGCTATTAAGTTGTAATATCGTAATTATTGCAGAAGAAGCAGTCAAACATAAGGAACTAATACTTAACGGAATGTCAGACACCATAAAGAAACTTGAAAAAGCACTTGAAGCCGAGAAGCAAAACTTATCAGATAACGAATAAAAATGGGCGCACCGTCAAGAGAATTAACAGAACTTCGATATGCTACTTTTCCTGAGATAACGGAGAAGATTAGAGACTTATCGCAAAGATACGGAACATTACCGATGACAAGCATTGTTAATGCTTTCAGCACAATCGGAATTGACCCTGTAATTAATGACCCTTACATTCAAAACGTAAGAGTAAAAGGAATCGGCTCTCGTGCTAAGAAATATAGCAAACCGCAAGTCGAGCAGATGCTTGATAATGTGGATAATAACGAACTGCCGATAAGGGAAGTTGAGAAACAGTTAGAATTCACAAGCTATCCTCTTTTTCATACACGGGTTGTTTATCAGAACCTTTTAACATATCATAATTATATCGCTCCATTCCTCGCAGACGAAAGAGACACGAAAAGAGACGACTTCTGGAGAGAATGGAAACTTCTTGAAAAATTAAGAACAGAATTTCGGTTCAATTCATGCGCCCATGAAATAACTGGGCAGGCACTTCAAGAGGGTAAAGTATTTTACTATCCGAGATACAGCGTTGATAAGGCACACAACAAAGTGAACCATGCCTTCATGCAACAGCTTCCGTCAAATCATACTAAAATCATAGGATTCAATAACAAATCTAAATATACGCTTTCTTTTGACATGATGTATTTCACAAAAGAAGGTACAGATGTAAGACAGTTCGGAGATTTGTTCATCCCGTATTTAGAAGACTTCTTCAATGCGGTTACGCCTGCACCGAAAGGAACAGGAACAAAACTTATCTATGCGTCTGACACGAAGATAAATCTTTCAGAAGTAAAAACGGACAAGGTTGATGCATACTACCAGAATGGGAAATGGTTTTATTGGGTATCGCTCCCAATAGACAAAGTGTTTACTTTTGAGGTAGACGATGTAATTAGAGAAGTAGTTACTCCATTTACTGGGCTACTGCTTGACATGCTACAGTTGAGCCAGTTAGAAGCTTTACAGCTTGAGCTATTAGAAAACCCGTTAATCGCCATTCTTACTGGTGAGATTCCGTACTTTGAAACAAAAGATTCAAACGTAGCAGACCAATACAAGCTGTCCAATGCAGGACGTATGTTGTTTGAATCGCTCTGGTATCAGATGACGGCAAGAACAAACACTGGCGGTATCGGTCTTTATGCCGCTCCGTTTAAAGATATGAAGCTTGAGACGCTGCCGGAAGCACCGAACGCTACGAACATCGTTTCGTCTGGATACAAAGACGTTATGAACAAAGCAGGTCTTAGCGGAATTATTCCGTTGAGCGACGATGCAAGGGCAGGAATCGCTCAGATTAGCTTTTTGATTGAGTCACAGTTCCCGAAGACGATTTACCGTTGCTTTGAACGTATGATGGACGTAATCATTGAGAATCTTAATTTGAAATACGACTGGCGCTTCCATATGTTCGGAGACCTTGCAACTGATGAAAAGCTTCGTGAAGAAAGCAAGAAAGAAATGCAACTTGGAATCCTTCCATCTAACGTGATTTATAATGCACTTCACGATAGAAGCATTATCGAGGACATTTCGTGGAGCGATGCGATTGTAAACAGCGACCTGCTGATGAAGAGAATACCATTAACCACGAGTTATACGCTATCAAACGATGCAGGACTTCCACCATTAGGGAAAAGGCAAACAGATATAAGCAAAGATGAAGGTGGGAGACCGAGAAGTGAAGAGGTTACAACCGACGGTCAGGAAGGCGACAAAGATTCGTTTGGTGATGCGAGGTTTACCACATGAGCAGGGATCAGATGACGAGACAATTTATTATCAGAGAGGATATTAATCTAATCAACAATGCCCTTTCAAACGGATATGATATTTCGATTAGAAGGACAGACGGTGGGATAAAGATACTTAAAGAGCAAGCAAGGGTATTGAAGCAGAGAGAAGTAAAAAGGACAGACGCAAGCCTATGCGAGCAGGAGAGAACAATAGCGCAACGAAATCGGACATAAGATACAACCAACTCGTTGAGATTTTAGGGAAAGACTTAGCGTTGTTTTGCATGTGCGCAGTCACAAACGTAGCATATGACCCAGAAATAGAACATGTAAGTTTTGAGGATTATAAAGAACAGTCTAAAGGCAAAAGATTTAAGGACGGTGTACTCGAAGTAAAAACAGAACCTGTTGACGGCGTAAAGATGAAAGAAGTCTGGCGCAAGAAATGGGGAATTGGAAACGAAGAGAAGCCGTATACTGTAGAAGATTATCAGGCTTTAGACGAAACATTTGAAACATATGCTTCACGACTGAAAAGAGCCGGAGGCATGGACGCATTACAGGAAGACACATTGAGAGTGTGCAGCCGAATGAGGCTTGAAGCAGACAAGGCTCTCGCAAAAGGTGGCAAAGACAATATTGGAATTGCGTCCACCCTAAACAAACTAATTCAAGACAACCTTTCTTCAGAACAATTAAGAAAGAAAGACGCAAAACCGATAGAGACCGCACGAATAGATGGAATTGTTGATGCGATAACAAAGAAGTATGGCGTGTCGATCGAAATGACAAGAGAAGAAGCGGTCGAGGTTTGCTCAAGATGGTTAATGAGCCACAAGTATCCGATGACAATGGATGCCGCAGAACACGTTCTTCTGTCCATCATTAACTGCACGAGAGGAAATAACGACCTTCCAGAATTTGCCGAACTTCCAGAGGAATATAAATTTGCGGACGCAATGAAATATGAGTTTGCGAGTTCACCAAATGATGACGAGAAAGAAGCATATAAATACCTCGGAATACATAGAAATGACGTAAATATATTTAACGACATATAGGATATATCCTATAAATACAGTCCTTCATAAGAGTGGTTATGAGGCAGAGCGAGTGGGCTTATCCAACGGCGAGTACCGTTGGGTAAGCCCTTTTTCGAAAACAGGAGAAACAAAATGGAAGATACATACAGAAGTTTTACTGGCGAGATAAAGAATCTTCAAAAGAAAAACGATTTTATTTATGAAGTTGAAGTATGGCTCATAAGCGACAAGGTTAATCGCAACAACTGGTTGTTTACGAATCTTAGCGCAAACAAAAACCAGTTCGCAGGAACGCCGTTGCTTATTGCATACGTAAATGAAGGTCAGAAGATCGGAGACGGTCACAACTTCGAAGTAGTTCACGATGCACAAGGAAATGAAATCGCTTCTTTTACGGACGCAACAGCCGAACGAATCATTGGCATGTTGTCGGAGGATACAAACGACATCCGAATCGAATACACAGATGACGGAACGCAGTGGGTTGTTGCAAAAGGATTCATCTGGAAGTGGTACGCACAGGAAGCCGTAGAAAAGATTGAGCGTGACGGGCATATGGGAAGAAACATGAGCATTTCCATTGAAGCACTTGTCACGAAGAACCATTTTAACGAGGTCGGTGTTGAAGTTGAGGATGAATATACCGTTCTCGGAACAACAATCCTTGGAGATGGCGTAACTCCGGCGGTAGCAGGAGCGCACATCAAAGCATTACAAGAGTTAGCAAGCGAGTTCGAAGAAGTAAAATTGAGAGCCGCTTCCTATATGGGCAATGAAGCAGAAGAAGAGGCTGAAGAGGAAGAAGAAAAAGAAGAGCCTGAAGCCGAAGAACCAGAAGCCGAAGAACCCGAAGAAACACAAATCGAAAATAAGACGCAAAAATCTAACGAAAAGGAGTCGAAAACAGTGAAAGCATTTAGTAAGAAACAAATCGCTGAACTGTCCCAGAAATTCGATGGATATACAGTGCTTTCCGCAGCGCAGGACGAGTCCGGCATCCATGTTGCTCTTATGTCTGCTGACGGATGTACCGCTGTATACGACATGGAAACAGCCGATGATATGGTTTACGCTGAGAAGATTCGCAAATGCGAAACTCAGACCATGTTCACTGGCGAAGGATGGGAATTGGCAGTGGATTCGTGCGACCTGACTGACACATTAGCGGCGGCTGTTATTAATGCGAACGCACAGCTTGAAACGGCGAACGCTGATCTGGCAACGGCAAAAAGCACGATTGAATCCATGACCAACAAGGAGATGAAGCGCAGAGTTTCCGCAGCAAAAGCAAAAGCACTGTCCACTCTGGAAGCCTTTAATGCAAACCGTGAGAACAAGATTGATTCTAAGATCCTTACTAAGATCAACGAAGCAATCGACAACGGCGAGTATTCCGAATGCGAGAACGCTGAAGGTGAGTGGTGCGGTGAAGAGCAGGTCTGCGAGAAGGTTCTGGCGGCTTGTGCTTCCGAAGTCATGGAAATGGACAAACAGTCCGCTATGGCACGGAATTCCGAGTTTGTTTGGGATTCTGTAAACAAACGGACACCGAGCGGCAATAACGATGTGCAGTCGTTACTGTCCAAATTCGGCATTAAATAAAGTACACAAGTAAAGGAGATACGAACAATGGCATTCTTATCAAGCACTGCGTTCGAAGCCCGTGTAACGAACAATGAATTCAACGGTCTGTGCAACATCACTGGTAAGTATCAGGTTGCAAGTGCAGACGCTGACTGCTCTGCCGGACTGCTTTGCGTAAGGGGCGACCTGCTTCCGTGCGAAGGATTCGGTTCTACGGTCTTCAATGAAAACGCATTCTATATGGCTTCTGCTGCAGGTACAGAACTGGCTACCGAGCCGATTTATGCTTGCAATATGTACGAAGCACAGATGGCAACTGTAAAAGGCAATGAATATTTTATCGGCACTGAAACGCTTGGTCTTGGCGTTCCGGCAGGACGTTATGGTACGTTCACCCAGATCATCTTTGACGGCGTTCACAAGTATCGCTTCGGAATTGGTAACCTGACCAACGCCCTTAGCGATAACGGCTATGCTGTTCTTGCGGCAGGTGGAATGATTTCCGCTACCGATTCTGCTCCGAGTGACGCAGGAACTCCGTACTTCAAAGTTATGGGTTCTGGTGCGTTCGTTGAGGGTACGCAGAACAGCTTCGGTTATGTCGATCTGGAAGCACACGTTGCTTAAAGCCGAAGCGAGAAAGGAGAACAATAACAATGGCGAAATTATCACTTAACAGTATTCCTTCTTCTGTATTCGAAGTTCGTGCGAACGATTCCACCAACTCCGCTGAAACCCGTGCGAGTATCGTTGGTCTGGGTCGTCTGCTTGCTTATGAATACGCCCGTAAAGGTACAGATGTAATGCGTAAAGCACTGAATACGGCGAACGATGTTCCCGAAGCAATGCTGACCGCTACACAGTACAAACAGACTAACGAAGAGTTCAGAGCGCAGGCTATGCTTTTCGCAGCCCAGAGAGCCTGTGAAGCTACTGGACAGGAAGCACCGACCAGTTTTGAAGATCTGAAAAGACAGGGCAGACGCTTTGCGAACAACAGCCTGTTCTTCAAGGCACTGGCGGCTATTATCCAAGACGTAATCACCCCCATCTTTCCGGCAGTTTACAGCGAAGCAGTTGATATCTTTGCAGACACTGTAGAGGTTGGCTTTGGCGAAACCTATCAGATGTCCATTGATAGCAATGATATTTTAATCTTCCAAGATGCCGCATGGGGAACTCAGAGAAGCATTCCGGCAAACCGTCTGTATAGCAAAGACATCACCCTCAATCCGCAGCCGAGAAGCTGTATGCTCAAGGCTAAATGGGTACAGCTTGTATCCAACGGTTGGGACTTCGGTCGTTTCTTTGTAAACCTGACCGCAGGTATGTATGCGAAGACAATGGGCATCTGGAACGAGTGCCTTACCGCCGCTGCTTCCAACACTGCCCTTGTTCCGAGTGGTCTGAAGTACAACTTCTCTGCTCAGAACTGGATCACTCTGGCTAACAAACTTGCCGCAGTGAACAACACCCGTATTGACAACCTGATTGGTTACGGTAATGCCGTAGCACTTTCCAAGGTTCTTCCGACCCAGTCCACTGGTGCAACCAACGTGAACATGGACGCTGCAATCATGACCCTTCTGGGTGCTGATTATGTCCGTGCCGGATACCTTGGTGAGTATCTGGGCGTTAAACTGCTTCCGCTGACTGATGTAGTCATTCCGGGAACGCAGAACGGAAATGTAACCACAATGCTTCCGGCTGACAAAGTATGGATGCTTGCTTCCAACAGACGTAAACCGATGACCATCGCTTACAATCCCGAAGGTGGAATCACATTCGAAATGGATCCGCTTCAGACTGGCGACTTCGAAATCGGCATCAACATGACGTTCTGCATCGAAGCCCTTGCAACCTTCATCAGCAAGGCAGGACTTGTTACCATCGCTTAATACCGATAGGTTTCATAGTTTTTCTTCACCATATTCCTTACCAACGGGGAGAGCCGTAAAAACACTCTCCCCACCATGCCAAGATAGCTTAGTTCGGCAGAGCGATTCCCGTTTGTTTTAAGCGGAAATAGACACGGGTTCAAATCCCGTTCTGGCAATTAAAACAAAACCGTGAACTTAGAAGAGAAAAGGAGAAAAGTCATGGCGAATACAACCACAAGAAAAACAACCACAAAGAAAACCAATGAAACTAAGCAGACAAAAACAAGACAAGCTAAAGCAGTTGCTGAAGTCGAAGAGTCAAAAGCAGTTGAACCTGTCGCAGAAGAAACAGCAACAGTCAGAGTCGAATCCGAAGAAGCAAAGGTCGTAGACCAGAAGGAAATCGAGATTGAGAATCTGAAAGCCCAGATCGAACAGCTTAAACAGCTTGTCAGTGAAGCACAGACACAGACACCACAGCAGATCATCGTGAGTGCAGACAGCGGAGAACGGGTCTGGTTCTTATGGATGGCAGACGTAGCGGACGACAACGTAACGCTTATCGGAGAGCATGGCGAGTACGGACGAATCGTAGGCAAGACGGGCAGCTTCTATGTTCCGAAGAACGACCTGTCGAGGGTTCTGGACACAGCGAACCGATACTATCTCCAGAACAGATGGATGATTGTTGTCAGCGGTCTGGACGAGGACGAGAGGGAAGCACTTGGCGTTAATTACAAAGAGGGAGAACTTCTTGACCAGAAAGCATTTACAAGAATCACGGAACTTGACCACGACACACTGTTTGAAATCTTTCCGGCACTGTGCGAAAGCCATAAGGAAATGATTGCAAGCAGATACCACGAAGCATATGAGAACGGCAAGAAGATTAACCGTCAGACCGTACTTGATCTGAACAAAATCTTTCCGAGTCCGGCATTCACAGACATCATCGAACGGATGAACGAGGAAGAATTAAAACCACAAAAGTAAGAGGGAATGAAAAATGACATCGGCAGAGGGACAGGAATTATTACAGCTTATTATAACATCCATAGTTGGGACGGGATTACTGACCACCGTAATCAATATCATATCGAATGCTATCCAGAACAGGAAGAGCCGATTGAAGAATGTTGAAGAACAGTTGAACAAGGTGGAACAACAGCTATCCGAAATCCAAGATAAGCAGAAGCTGTCCGAGAAAGACGCATTGCGAACACAGCTATTGCTGATGATCTCTGACTATCCAGAAGAAACAATGGATATCCTCAAACTTGCCGAACATTATTTCAACAACTTACACGGAAACTGGACGGCGACTCTGGTATTTAACCACTGGTTGCAAAAGCGAGGAATCGCCAAGCCGGAATGGTTTCATTACCACGATGAAAAGGAAGAGTAAGGAAGACTTTCCAACGGGGGAAGAAAAACTATGACATTACAGATTCTGATTCCACAGTATATGGAAGACGAAACGATTATTAAACCGCTCCTTGACAGTATTGAAATACAGCAAAGCGTAGACCTTGCAAACGAGGTCGGTGCAGTCATCGTAAACGATGGGACAGACGTACATTTATCCAGAGAGTTCTTGGACGGATACACGTTCCCCATCGAATACCATTTGCACGAACACAAAGGCGTATCGGCAACACGGAACGCTTGTCTGGATTATGCGACAGCAGACTATGTAATGTTCTGCGATGCGGACGATATGTTCTTTAACGCCTGTGGGCTGTGGATTATCTTCCGAGAGATAAAAAAAGAATTCGATTCAATGGTATCCATCTTTACGGAAGAGGTCAAAAGCAGAGAAACAGGTGAGATAAAGTATCTAAACCACGAGCGTGACAGCGTGTTTGTGCATGGAAAAGTCCACAAGCGACAGTACCTGATTGACCAGAACATCCGATGGAACGAAAGCCTGACGATACATGAGGACAGCTACTTCAATACGCTTTGCCAGATTTTAAGCAACAACGTGATTTATCTTGCCAGTCCGTTCTACCTGTGGAAGTGGCGTGACAACAGCATCTGCCGACACGACAAGAAATACATACTCAAGACATACTGCAATCTGATTGACAGCAATGACGCACTGGTGCAGGAACTTCTGGATCGTGGCGTAAAGGACAAAGCAGAAATGTTTGTTGCGACAAACGTGTTCAATTCCTACTACACGATGAACAAGGAAGAGTGGATCAACCAAGACAACAAGGAATACCGTGACAAGACGGAAGAACGCTTTACGGAATACTACCGCAAGTACAAAGACATCTGGGACGGTATGCCGCAGGAAACCAAAATGAAGATTTCCACCGTAGTCCGAAACCGCATGGTAATTGAAGGAATGCCGATGGAGTCGATAACTATAGACGAGTGGCTCAAAAGGAGATAGCGAGCATGGTAACAGTAGATAATTTGACAACGACTTACAATGGCTTGTCAACAGACCAGAAGCCAAACTTTGTTCATAACGGCGACAAGTATAGAGAACTGGATACGGGCAAGACCTATATCTATAACGAAACAGGAAGCGAATGGGTAGAAATGCCCACTTCTTCTGGTGGTAGTTCTGGTGGCAGTTCATCTGGCGGTGGAATCGTCTTTGTTGAGGGAACTATTACAGATGAAGAGAATCAAATAATCACGCTTAATGCATCTTTCAACGATATTATAGGGTATTTAGATTCTGGCAATCTCGTTGCAATAACATATTCTGTCTCTTATGACGATGAATATGGAATCGGAAGCACACTTCGGTGTGCGGTTGTTACTGAAGTTTCAGAAGAGGAAGTTTCAGAAGAGAAACATTTTATGGTCGCAACCAGTTACGGTAATTTTTATAGCGAAGACCCCGATGAACCCATGGCAAACGGTGGCGTTTTACCCGGAAATTAATTGCAAAGGAGAATCAGCATGATTACGATAGATAACTTAACGACAGCTTACAACGGCTTGTCAACCGATGAAAAACCGACAGACGCAAGGAATGGCGACACGTTCTATGAGATTGATACAAAAAAGACCTATGCGTTTAACAAGGAAAGTGGTCAGTGGGGCGTACTGAAAACGGGCGGTTCTGGCGGTGGCGGTGCTTTGGTTGTTACGGAAACAGATGGAGATACTCTTAACAAAACATGGCAGGAAATCTATGACGCAATGAGTGCCGGAATTCCCGTTATGATTAAACACGGCGAAGAATCCAATGACGATGAACCGTCTGAAGAAAAGTCAGCAAAAGGAGAACCTGCCCGGGACGCAGAGTCAGCAGATGATATAATCCCAGTTTCACAGGTTCTGTCCGTCAGAACATATGATGGGGAATACTGGGTTGTATCGTTTTTATACCATTCCGGCTACGATTATATGCAGTATTGCTGCGATAGCCCAAACGACTATCCAATCCTTGACTAATAAACAGCAGATACAAGAAGGAGAACATGACCAATGGTTTTGAATGAGAAAGTATATCAGATTATCAAGTGGATTCTTTGCATAGTAGTGGACGCATTCATTCTGCTTCTTACTACGCTGACAAAGGCATGGCAGTGGGATATCCCGATTGAAGCTATCGTGATTACGATTACCGCAGTATCGACCTTCTTGGGCGTTATCCTCGGTATTTCGAACCATAACTATTACAACGGACAAGGTGGTGAGGAAGAATGATTAGTAACTGTTCAAGAGATGAGAGAGGATTGTATTCCGGCGGTCAGGCAGGTGACCAAGACGGCGGTGAATGGAGAATCTGTAGTTGGTACAACTACCCGTGGGGCGGTTGGCATTATGTTCTTCATCATCCGAAAGCCGAAGTACGCCATCTGATTGCTACTCTGGCAAAGGAAGCAGCAAACAACAATAACATCGGCTATGACCAGATGGAAAGATATACCTTCTGGCAACAGCTTTCGCAGTGCGGATACAGACCGAAAAACATTACCGTTCCTTGTGAAGCTGATTGCAGTTCCGGCGTAGCTGCGATCTGTAAAGCGGTCGGATACCTGCTTGGCGATGAGAAGATGAAAGCAATCAGTATCTATGCTTATACAGGAAACCTTCGTGCGGTACTGGCACAGGCAGGATTTGAAGTCCGTGGCGACAACAGATTTCTTACTTCTGACGCATATCTGTATGCCGGAGATATCCTTTTGAACGAGAACAACCATACCTGCACCAACGTGACCAACGGTTCGAAGGTGGACGAAGGTGAAAAGATTGAAGGATACAAATTCAAGACTGCCGAAGTAAAACAGGGCGATGAAAGCCTTGATGTATGGCGGTTAAAAGTAATCCTTAAATCGAGAGGGTTCTTTAACGGTTCTGTAGCCGGAGTAAACCAGAAGAAGTTTACCGCTTCCGTCAAGAAATCGGTCAAACTGTTCCAGATGAAAGCCGGACTGAAGCAGACGGGGATCTGCGACAGGGATACATGGGCTACGCTTCTTGGATTAGACATGAAGAACGGCTACTGGGTTCTGGAAGAAGTTAAAATCGGTGCGCTGAACAATAAGTCCGTGCTTCTCATGCAGGAATTCCTTAAAGGATTACCTAAAAACTACTATAAGGGAGCATTGAATTGGGACTTTATCGAGGATACAAAGAAATCGCTCATCAAGTTTTGCAAGGCAGCGAACAAGGGCGGTGCAAACCTGCGTACTGACGGCGTGTTCGATAAGGCGGTCGCCAAGTACATGATTGGATAAAACATATTCTCATTTTCTTTCAAGGGGAGATAGGACAAAGATGACAGCAATAGCAGAAGTTATAACTCAAGCCATGATTTATATAGATGATGTGCGCTTACAGGAGCAGCTTGCCACAAATCCGGCGCTGTTTTATCGCCGCATGTCTGATTATGTTGGTGCAGCTCTGCCGTTGCTGTCGAGTCCGCCCGAACTTCTCGATTATATAGAAAGTAAATATACAGAGCCTCAGTATGATGATTCTTCTTGGACAAGTACAGAAGAAAGCATCATTGACACCACTAACGAAGTGGAAACTGGGTGCATCGGATACGAACTTTGTAGCATTGTAACATATTCAGAGGACGGATTATATGTATATCCGTATGAAGATTTCACATATGACGCAGAAACAGGCATAGTAACGTTTGGAAGACAGGAAAATTCAGGCGTTGAGTATGAAATAAACTTCTATACGGATGGCGAAATGAGCGACCTTTCCAAGTCCATGGAAAGACTTTTCGGGCTTGCAATAGCCATTGTATGGAACGAAAGATTGACCAATTCTTGGCTTGATATAGCGCCGAAAATAAAGGATTCTGCGTTCAAATCACAGACTGAATCCACTTATGTGGAAAAAATGATGGGCAGAAGGACTGCTTTAAGGCAGGAATTCCAAGACGAACTGAAAAAATATGAACAAATCAACGCATATAGGAACGTTATTCTTCCATTCAATCGAAGAGGATTAATTTAATTTCTAACCAGATATAACACAGGGAAGACGAACTATATGAGCAGTGAATCCATAAAAAAACAGATAAAAAACGCAAAAGTTGCAAGCATACCGACACCGAAAATCAAGACGAACGCACCAAAAGAGTATGCTGACAGGCAACATCAATACTATTCGTATGCAAACAGGATGCATACGGAGAGAATGCTGAAGTATTCGACGGATTATGTCGTTGCACAAATGCAGGGGCTTAACCCAGAGAATCCTTTTGAATATAACACGGTACACATCAGAATTGCGAATGTTATCCGTGCGTCATCGGCAATAAGCTTTGCTTTTGACAACTACAAGATGATTGAAATAGCGGAAAAACAGTATTCCTATGTGCGCAAAGGGGCAAAAGTGCAGACCATGGGCAATACTTGGCTCATTATAAACCCAGATAACATGAGCGGAGTTCAGGGAAAATCTGTAATACAGAGATGTGACGCTGTTTGGAATCATCTTGATTATTATGGGAATATCGTGTCTGAACCGATTTGTGTGGACAGGCTCGACATGCGTGGAGTAGACCCTGATTCGCAAAGAGCTGTAATGATTAACACTGGATACTTCCAGTTTAAAATGCAATACAACGAAAATACAGCACAGCTTGGAAATAACAGCAGGCTTTTAGTCGGTGGAAACGGATTTAGAATAGCAGGTTATGCAGACTTCCACAGAGAATATACAGACAATGACGACTCGATACAGATGCTTGTGTTTCGTGCAATGTTTGAAGAACCAAACTTTGCAATAGATGATTTAGATAACTCTGTAGCTGGTGGAAAGACATTTGATTGGGATATTCAGCTTACAGGAATACCTACACTTGCAGTAGGAGCAACAACACAGATTATACCGACAAGCACACGCACTTTTGAAGACAAAACATCGGTCGTTTCAAGCACCAAAGAACATCCGATTTACTACATCTGGGAGAGCAGTGACGAATCTATTGCCACCGTGGACGTAAATGGGGACGTTACAGCCGTTTCAGAGGGCGATGTGGACATCATATGCACTCTGGCACAAAACACGGCACAAACGGCTGTATTCGCCTTGAACGTGGCAGGTAGTGAATTGGATCCCCATGTCAGCTTCACTTCTACCGTGCCGGAAACGCTTACCGTATACAAAGAAATCGAACTGAATGCGGTGTATTACGAAAACGGAGAGCCGACAGCCGAGCAGATAACGTATACGTTCAGCGGTGCGAGGGAGAAATCCTACACAGCGACCCAGATGGGAAACAAGGTAATCGTCAAGTGTTGGAGCGGAAGCGTAGAACCGCTGACCATCACGGCGAGTTACGGAGAATACAGTACATCAGCAAGTATTTACTTAGAGGGAATCTAAACGATGGATATTATCAAAGGCGAATCGTATACAGTACCGTTTGTCATCAAGAATGACGGCGTACCTGTTACCAATAACGATGTAGACGGGGTACGGATAAGACTGGGAAACCAGATCGCATACTACCCAGACGGGACTCTGGAATTCAACCCAGAGGATTCGACATGGGACTTCCCGATGACACAGAAGAACACCTATTCGATTATCGGAAAGACGATTGACTACCAAGTACAGGTAAAAATCAACGGAGATATTCATTCGTCCAAGGAAACGAAGATAAAGATCGAAGAAACCATGTTCAAAACGGAGTGGTAATGAGAGGAATGGTGACAGCCAATGGGTAACAAATACATTGAAGCCGACTTAAACACTTCCACTCCGAAAACCGTTGAAGCCTACATAGCCAGAAAACCGAAGTCACTGACCGCAGAAGTACAGTTCTCGTCCGGCGGTGGAACGAACAACCTGTTGGTAGGAACAACGGCAGAATGGAACAGCCAGACCCACCTTATCGGTCGTAGGGACATTGTATATGTCTATACAGACCATGAGCATGACTCACAGGGCAATCCGATACCTGCATTTAAGGTAGGGGACGGCTTAACCTATCTGATTGACCTTCCGTTCAACGATGACTTGTGGTTGGAGCATATCCACGATACCACGATTCATGTTACGGAAGCGGATAAAGAGTTCTGGAACAATAAAGTAACGGCATATCTAAACGCACAAGACTTAGAAGACTTGATACTTACTAAAAACTAAAGGAGCAAAGAGAAAAAATGGCTGAGATTAGTAAAATTACATTACCTTCCGGCACTACATATGACTTAAAGGACGCAACAGCGAGAGCGGAGATACAGGCACTGTCCGGCTATACCGTATATCTTGGCGTTACGACCACACCCCTTACGGACGGGTCAACGACCAACCCTGTTGTCATCAACGGGAACAATATCACGGCAACGACAGGCGGTATCGTCACCTACCAGTCGGCAGAATTTATCTGGAATGGATCTGCATGGCAGGAGTTCGGTGATTTATCCGCACTCGGTCAGCTTGCATACGCAGATACGGCTTCTGGAAGCTATACTCCGGCAGGTTCTGTAAGCCTTACCACATCGAACAAGACAACGACTGTATCGGCGGCAGGTTCGGGTGACGCAACGTACACTCCGGCAGGTTCGGTCACGCTGACAAAGAGCAACAAGACGGCGACCGTTTCAGCCGCAGGATCTGGCGATGCTACCTATACTCCGGCAGGTTCTGTTTCATTATCGACCACATCGACAACGCCGACCATTACGGCTTCCGCAGGAACGCAGTCGAGCAATACATTCCAAGTAACGGGTTCGGTTGCCGCACCGACCATCAGCGTGGCAAGTGCAGGTTCTACAAGCACGATTCACAACCCGACCAAGGCAACGGTAGCGACCGCAGTCACAGCAGCAGCCCCGGGTGCAACAGCCCCGAACAACTCGGTTACTTATTATGCGGTATCGAACGAAACATTAAGCCTGTACCAGATCGGTTACAACACAGGCGATTCCATTACGACATCGGATGTTACGGTCAAGACGGGTGACGCTTCCTACTCTGCTTCTGCACCGACCTTTACGGGTGATTATGTCACGCTCACCAATGGAAGCTTTAACCTTCCGACCAGTGCTTCGTTCACGGGAACCGGGGCAAGGCTTGTAACAGGGAATATCGAAACAGCAGACAGTGCTTCGTTCTCGGGTACTGGTGCAAGACTGGTAACTGGAAACATTGCTACGGCAGACAGTGCGTCCTTCTCCGGCACAGCCGCAACCATTACCGTATCGCCTGACACCGATTGATAATCCCTACAACATACTTGTAAGAAAGGGACAGACTAATGGCATATATTTCAGCCGTAAAAAGCCCTGACAATACAACATACGATATTAAGTCATACAAGACAGCGGCGATTGCATACGGAACGATTGATTCCGGCTCTACTTCCACGGTATTAACTGCGACCGTAGACGGCATTACCGCCTTGTATGACGGCGTTTGCTGTTACATAGAAAACGGCGTGGTAACATCCGCTTCGGGTGCTACCTTAAACGTCAACAGCCTTGGTGCAAAACCGATTTATCTGTCCACGGCTTCTGCCACAGCGATTACCACAGAATTTGATGAAAACAGCACCTGCCTGTTTGTGTATAACAGCACAAGAGTATCTGGTGGGTGTTGGGATTTCTTTGCTCCGAGCAGTGGTGAATCGGCGGTACAGTCCGACTGGGAAGAAACAGACACTACCGATCCTGCGTATATTCTGAATAAACCACCGATTAAGGAAGGTGAAGGTACAAACAGCATTGTCGAATGCCATATAGAGCAAGAGTCTGGGGCTGCACAAGCTACAATATATATTACTGGCGCAGCGAGTGCCACAACATTTACATATACGGTTAAAGATGGTGATACGCTGCCACCGGCAGGCTCGCCAAGAATATGTTATTGTGCTACCGCAAAGCAAGATGCGTTCAGCAAAAACACAAGAAGATATCAAGTCGGTGAGTTCGACACTACGAACAGCACCGTGACCTTCCCAAAATATCTATCAACAACTGCGCTAACGAACGCAGAAGTAATTGTTTATAGTAAACAACAAAATGTAATAGGCGAATATAGCCATGTAGAAGGACGATATAATTTTAGTGCAGGGGACTACAGCCACATAGAGGGACGTAATAATCTGGCTTCTGGCACATACGCACACAGCGAAGGTTCTACAACTGTTGCGTCTGGAATGGCGGCACACGCTGAAAATATTGGGACGATGGCTGCCGGAAACTACTCGCATAGCGAGGGATATCAATGCAGTGCTAACGGAGGAAAGTCACACGCAGAGGGAGATCGTACTATAGCTTCATCTGCAACCCAACACGTTCAAGGAAAATTCAACATAGAGGACGCAAATGAAACCTATGCAGACATCGTGGGTAATGGCACATCGTCAAACCGTTCCAATGCCTACACCTTAGACTGGTCTGGTAACGGCTGGTTTGCCGGAAAAGTAACAGTAGGCACAGCACCGACCAACGATCTGGATGTTGCTACGAAGAAGTATGTTGATGACAGTATCCCTACTGTACCTGATGACCTTTCAGATCTTACAGACGTAGCAATCACTTCCGCAACGAACGGACAGGTATTGACATACAACAGTACAAGTTCCAAGTGGGAGAACGCAAACGCAGTAAACACGACCTATTCCATTTCCATGTCAAGCAACGTGATAACGCTGACAGGCTCGGACGGTAATTCATCGACCGTAACTCTGCCTGTCTATAACGGAAGCGTATCATCGGTAGGGGGTGGGACGTAATGAGTACGACCGTAAGCTATAAAGGCAGTACACTCACCACAATCAGCAACGAAACGAAAAAACTGGACACGGCAGGAACATGGTTAGAGGATGACATTACCATTACCGATGAACCGTCTGGCGGTTCAGTTCTTGTCGTAGATACACCCGACAGTCATGGCGGTACGATTCGTGAAATCACGGCACAGAACGTGGTTACTCTGCAAGGGCAAAAACAAATAACACCGTCTACTACAACACAAACGATAGAGCCAGATACTGGTTATGATGGGTTTGAAAGTGTAGTTGTTTCTCCTGCGTATACAATAGATGAAGTATTATGTGGGACAGGACTTGTTGGGGATATAGTTTTTACTGGGACAACGCTCTCAAGTTCATTAGCCTATCAAACCGAAATGACATCGTTTACAGCGGATAATGTTACATCAATGCCGCATCAGGGAGATTATCCAATGTTTCGTGGGTGTACGAAACTGGCAAATATTTCAATGGCGAACGCAAGCTATTTTTATAATAGTTCTTATAACTTCGCCGGATGTACATCTTTAACATCCATCACAAGTGCAAATTTCCCAAATGCGTCCACATTTTATTGTTCAAATGCGTTTCGTGGATGTACTGGATTAACATTATTTTGCTTGCCGAAATTGGGAACAGCAAGCGTTAACTATTTAGCAGGAAGTACATTTTATGGTTGCACAAGCCTTGCGACAATAGATTTAGCAACCATTGGGAGAATAGTTGGAAATAATTTTTACGGTTGTTCAAGTCTATCCACATTGATTTTGAGGAAAACGTCTGTCGTTATAAATGATAATACAAGTTCATTTACTAACACACCCTTTGCGTCAGGTGGAACAGGTGGAACAATATATATTCCTAAGGCTTTGTATGACCACCTTGGTGATGGCACATCGTCAGATTATAAAGCTGCGTCCAACTGGAGCGTTATAGACGGTTACGGAACAATCACATGGGCAAAAATTGAGGGTTCATATTATGAAACCCATTACGCAGATGGCACAACCATACCGACTACATAAGGGAGAAGGACATGGACGAGAATACATATAATCGACTTTCATATGTAGAATCAAACGGAAACAGCTATGTTCTGACCGATGTTATTGTCGGTGGGAATAGCTTTGATTTTACGATAGAATTCACCTGCCTTTCTGACTTTTCTTCAACAAACGGTATGTATGGCTGTATATTCGGAGCAAGACAGGCAAGCACGAACAGGGACTATCAGCTTACAAGTTTCAGAGCAAACGGTACTACAAGAAACGGTACGTTAAGATATGGCAACAGCAACAACCAGATTGACGCACAGCTTATAAAAGACGCTACACAGAAATGTTCTTTGAAGAATGGCGTATATACCGCACCAGATCGAACGACCACTGAAATAACGCTTACGGCAGACGAAACAACACCATGTCCGATTGCGATATTTGCCTTAAATGAAAACGGAACAATATCGCAGAAAGGAAAAATGCGTCTGTACTATTTCAAGGTTACAGGCACAAACAAATCAGCAGAGTATTTTCCGGCACAGAGAAAGTCAGACGGAGTAGTTGGACTGTACGAAGAAATATCGGATACGTTTATTGTCCCATCTGGTGACCCATTAATCAGGGGCGAGATATACGGAACAGATGACTTGGTTCTCTACGGGACAGAATACGATGACGTAGCCGGATTCAAAGCGAAGGACGGTAACGGAAACACGCTGACCTATATGCGAAAGAACATCGTTGTAACGGAAACGCAGAACGCATCTGGTACGCAGATGGATATCACGTTGCAGAATGAGGTTCGGCTTCAAGCAGGAAAGCAGGTCACGCTTACTTCTTCTCCGCAGACGATTACTCCAGACACGGGTTATGACGGCATGACGAGCGTGGAAGTTCCGGCAAGTTATGAAGACGCAATATTGGAAAGAAACTTAACTTCGTACACAAATTCAACCATTACAACTATTGGGAAAAGTGCATTAAGGAACTTTACAACACTTGAAACAGTATCGTGTTCTAATGTTGCATCACTGGAAAACGATAGCATAAGAGAATGCACTAATTTACAAACTGTATCCATGCCAAATCTATCCGTTGTCAAGGGTTCTGTATTTTATGGTTGCTCCAAGTTAGAAACTTTAATATCTAATCATTTTTATGCAATCGGAGCAAATGCGTTCCAAAATTGTTCTAAGCTGAACAAGATTTTTGTCTTGAAGAGGGCGACTGGATATAACGAGCCATCGCTTGATGGAAACTGCTTTAATGGTTGCTCATTGGTATCGGCGGTTGATATATCTGTTTCAATAATGAGAGGCGGAGATTTTAATAATTGTGCCGCTTTGGAAACCATTATTTTACGCAGAACCTCAATATCACTTCTTGGGAATACAAATGTCCTTAATGGAACACCATTTGCGTCTGGTGGAACGGGTGGAACAATATATATTCCAAAGACTCTGTATGACCACCTTGGTGACGGAACATCGAGCGATTACAAAGCAGCCACAAACTGGTCAACGGTAGACGGCTACGGAACAATTACTTGGGCAAAGATAGAAGGTTCATATTACGAAACACACTATGCCGATGGCACAACCATACCGACAACATAAGGGAGAGCAAACATGGCAATTCAAGTAGAAACATTTTATATCGGTGAACGTGAATTCACACGCACATATTCAGACGCAAACCGTTACGTTGTCCGTGACGGCGTATCGTACAGTGAAGCCTGTGATCCGGCAGAGTTTGGACGGACTTATACCGAGGGTGACATCATGGAAGATGACGCATCAACCGAAGCCGAAGATGAATACGCACAGGCAGGAAGAATCCTTATGGGGGTAGAAGAATAATGAGCGTAGTAGATAGAGCGAGAGCATTAAGACGAATCATTGAGAACCTTGCACAAGACAATCTGGATGATACAGAAGCGTTAGAGAGCAAGGAACTGTTCCCACATTGGGATGGCAACTTCCATGAGTATGAAATGGGAGAGCGTTTCCAGTACGGCGATAAGCTGTATAAGGTACGGCAGCCCCACACATCACAGGAGCAGTATACGCCGGATATTACCCATGCGCTTTACGAAGAAGTAGCAGAAGAAGGACAGGGAACGAAAAACAACCCAATTCCGTATAACAACAACATGGCTTTGGAAGAGGGCAAATATTATATCCAGTATGATGTCGAATACTACTGCTTCAGAAGCACTGGTACGGCGGTATATAACAACCTTGCTGACCTTGTAAATATCTATGTGAATGAGGTAACGGATTAATGGCTTTCAGCAAAGTTATATTCAACGGAACTACATTAATGGATGTCACGACAACGACAGCTACTCCTGCCGATGTTACTTATCCGTTGCTTTTTACTCAGGCAAACGGCGTACAGGCATCGGGAACGAACAACCAAGTCGTTTCGATCCTGTTTGAGCAGGACGCAGAGGGCTTTATCGTGTTGAGCGACCAACCATACATTCCGACAGCAACGGGGGTGAGTTTCTAAATGAGCAACAACCAAACACCCGATTACTATATCGCACCGAAAGGTTCGTTTGACGCAACGGCTGACGCAATCAGAAATTTAACTGGTTCACAAGCAAGTATTACTTGGGGGCAGAATGGGTTTGCGGACGCAGAGGAAGGAATAACGGATGCATTTCTGTCAAATACATTGTCTGGAGATATAAAGACAACACTTACTACAATAAGTCGAAACTTGAGTAAGTTTACGGCAATAACTTCCTTCTATGCACCGAACTGCACACTAAAACCAGAAAATATGTTTGATGGTTGCACTAATCTTGTGTCTATAAACTTTCCTGTGCTTCAAAATATGTTTACAACAAGCAACTATTTTTGCAGGGGTTGCACATCATTAACAACTGTTAAACTTCCTGATTTGAGAAGAATTAATGGTGGAAATCTTTTTGAAAATTGCACATCATTACAAACATTTGTTTTACCTTCTCTAACAAAGGGGCAAGGTTCAAACAATTCACAGCAATCAGCGATGCTTGGAAATATGTTCAAAAATTCTGGATTAAAGACATTGGATCTTTTAGCTTCATGGTCGTTTAATGCGAATGCTTTTTATGGATGTGCGTCACTTGACACAATAATTATCAGAGAAAAAGTTTCGGCATATCCAAACGCACTTCATCCAACGCTTGGGGACGTATCTGCATTTGACGGAACGCCATTTGCAAGTGGTGGAACAGGTGGAACGATATATTTGCCAAAAGTGATATATGACGAATTAGGAACGGGTAATACATGGGACTTTAAGGCAGCAACAAACTGGTCTACGGTAGATGGATACGGGACAATCACTTGGGCAAAGATAGAAGGTTCTTACTACGAAACACATTATGCTGACGGAACTTTGATTCCGACCACATAAAGGGAGAAAGCATGAGTACAGTATTTAACAAGGTAACATTAAACGGTTCGACAGTCATGGACATTTCTTCCGATACGGTTGTGGCTGATAAACTGTACGAGAGTTATACGGCACATAATTCTGCCGGACAAAGCATTGTTGGGACGGCTTCCGGCGGTGGCGGCACTCCTACTCTTGAAACGATAGCCAAGACCTATACGCCGACCGAAAGTGCAATAACGGAAACCATTACCGCAAGCAGTGGATATGACGGAATCGGGGAAGTAGATGTTACTGTCAATGCGATTTCTTCATCTTACGTTGGATCTGGAATTACAAGAAGAACATCAAGCGACCTTTCTGCAAGCGGAGCAACCGTTATCGCTCCTGCCGGATATTACGCAAACCAAGCGACTTATGCTTTCACAGACGGAAACAATTTGGAATACGGAATCATAGATGACGATTCTTCGCTCGTTGGAGTAGGACTTGTCGGATATATGATAATCGAATAAGGAGAAAACAAAATGAGTTATACACCAAAAACATGGGTAACGGGTGACAGAACTACAGCAACAGACCTTAACCATATGGAACAGGGCATTGCAAATGCAGGAGATGGATTTGACGCTATTATTCGTCTTACTCATGGTGACAATAGTGGGGGAGATACACCCACAAATTTAACTTTGAGCATTATATCTGGAACATTCGATCGGTTGTATGGCATTCTTGATGACGGAGATGTTCCAAATATCCGCATAGAGTATTATCATCCTTGGAGTTTATTTACGACACTCACGGCATTTATAAACTATTTCAACAATAATTATATCTCGATTAGAACAACCGGGTATTTCCCAATGGACGCAACGTTCAAATGTCTTAACGAGGATATTTATTGGCAGAGCGATGACACTATCGAATGGAACGATTAAATATGCTGACGTTGATATGCGGATTACCAAATGCGGGGAAAACAACATACTCAAAGCAATATAATTGTGTATTGCATCAAGATGAAATTGGAGCAGTAAGCAAGATTATCAAAATGATAGAACACAAGAATTATGTTGTTATCGAGGGGTATTTCGGAAACAGAACGGAAAGAAACAGAGTGCGTGAAGCACATAACGGATACACAAAATGTATTTATCTTGACATATCTGTAGAAGAATCAATCGAACGAGAGGACAGAAATCGAAATCCGCAAATTCTGCGTAATGCGGCAAGGTTTTTCGAACCGCCATCCTTAGATGAAGGATGGGACGAAATTATAATCATTAGAGGTGACAATGAGCAACGTATTAATAGATAAAAACAAGATTGACATACTTGCTAACGCCATAGCTTGCAAGAGCGGAGAATCGCTTACGATGACGCTCGATGAAATGGTCAGTGCCGTTGACGGAATTGAAACGGGTGGAATTACTCCGACAGGGAATATTAACATCTCACAAGCAGGAACAACTGATGTCACGAATTATGCTACCGCAACCGTGCCTGAGGCGACTATTTTTGATTCGGACACTACTTATTCATACTTCACAGAAAATGGTGTGCGAAAGTGGAAAGTAAGAGGATGGATTAACCATGGAGATGGGGGTTGGGCTGAAGGTAAAGAGTATACGCCCTATTTCCCTTTTAGTGCTGTTGCGTCCGGCACTACGGTTACACCAACCGAATCAGCACAGACCATTGGCGGTGCGAACTACATGATGGAAGGGTCAATTACGGTTAACGCAATCTCGTCAAGCTACGTTGGGTCTGGCGTACCACAGAGAAGCAGTTCTGACCTGTATGGGTTCTATGAAGAAGGATCGTATTGGATTGGCGGTGATACTGGATATTATGCTAATGACTTTGAAATGGCAGTCCCTAATGGAACAGAAGGAACGCCGACAGCCACTAAAGGCACAGTAAGCAATCATAGTGTTTCCGTTACTCCATCGGTCACGAACTCTGCCGGATATATTTCTGGCGGTACTAAGACAGGCACAGCCGTGACGGTCAGTGCGTCTGAATTGGTTTCCGGCACGTTGAACATTACGAGTTCTGGAACAACGAATGTTACGAATTATGCGAGTGTGAGTGTCGCAGGACAGGCTCTGCCGAGTGAGGTTTCGTCTGCTTCCGTTGGGACAAGCAAAGCACAGATTTCGGCAGGAAGCACGACATCTTATCTGAATATTCCAACTGGATATAATGGCACTTCGCAGTTCTATGAAGTCATGCCGTTGTCAAGCGTAGCACCTGTTGGTGGATTGTCGGTATCAGCTTATGGCATATACAGTGCGTTTACATACGATCTTTATGGATTCGATACGGTTACTGTACCGAGCGGCACATGGGCAGATAAGTATTATACCTATCAGCCTACTATTTCTGTTAACTCAAGTGGATTAATAACGGCAGATTTAGGATCAAGAACGTACAACATGAAACCGCTGACGGCAGGATTTAATAATTCTGACACTACTGCGTTTACGGTGACAGTTGACGGGAGCAATACGAAACAGTTATCTGTTCAAGCAGGAACAGCAATTACTCCGACAGAATCCTCGCAGACCGCTGTTGACGCATATAGATATACAACGGGGTCGGTAACGGTCAATGCAATATCAAGCAATTATATAGGGACGAACATCACACAGCGTAGTTCCGCAGACCTTACAGCAAGCGGTTCAGTTGTTACTGCTCCTGCCGGATATTATGGCAACGCAGCAACAAAAGAAATACCGTCTGCTGAATTTTATGACTCTGTATTTATCGGCGGCTCATTCACGTTTTTCCTTGATGGTGGAACTGTAACAGCAGGAATAGAGATAGGGTCGAGCGTTGCTGTCGTATCGGCGGCAGGATTTGCAAGCACAGGTAACACCGTGTTCATATATGGACAGGGAAATAGCCAATATACGTTACCTGCACAGTCCTTGCCGACAAGCGCAACGACCACATATACTGGCACAAGGGTGGTAAACATAATACAAAGCACAGCGACACGGTACATCAACATACCGACAGGATACGCCAGTGCGTCAAAATTTTATCAGCTTAATGGTTATCAAGTAGCACCGTTATCCGTTTCGGCAAACGGCACATATAGTGCGTCATCATACGATATAGAAGGATTTGACACAGTAAACGTGTCTATTCCGTTCCAAACAATATATTCCGGCAGCTCCACCCCGTCAGCAGGAACTGGAACGAACGGTGACATATACATCCAGACAGCATAAGGCGGTGAGTACATGGCAACAATTCGTCTAATTCCAAGTACATATCAGGCGAGTAACGCATCCTACATATCAGTAACCGATGCGGATAATATGTATGCGAACACGGACAGCACGACTTATGCTACTGTTCAGAACACCAGAAACAGTACAAATAGTACTTATTATGTTTATGTTCGTGGATTCAACTTCGATGATGTTCCAACTAATGCGACTGTATCATCTTTTACTATTAAAATAAGGGCTTCAGAATCTAACCTTAGCACAAGTTCATCTTATCGGATGTCCTTGTATAACGGCACAACTTCTATTAGCAGTACGACCGTTACCAGTTCGCTTTCTACATCGGCACAGACATTTACCTTCCCGATTCCGACATCACTTACATGGGCTACGCTAAAGAATTATGGAGCAAACTTCGGTATCCGTGTTCCGTTAAGAAGAGCGAACACCAACTCTGCTTCGTATGCCTATATCTACGGTGCTGAAATCTCTGTAACATATACAGTTCCTGTATATCACAATGTTACTGTTACGAACAGCACTACGGCAACAGTAACAGCAAACCCAACTTCCGTACTTGAGGGAAGTTCATCGGTTGTCACGGCAGATACGATAAGCGGAATTACTGTTACAGATAATGGCACGAATGTAACGAGTCAGTTTGTTCAGCATAGTGGTACAAGTGGTGACTATACGATTGAAAATCGGGGAAGTTACGGTTTTACCTTAAATTCTCAAACAGGATATTACACAAGTAACAACAAAGGCGTTGATAAATCGTGTTCTGTATGCCGTATCAGTTTCTACCTGCCAGTATCAGCAACAATTACATTCCAGTATATCAACTACGCAGAAGCAACGTATGACTTTGGTGTTTTCGGTAATGTGGACGTTGCATTGACAACGAACTACTATCCTGCCGGAAGCGGTGGGGCGACCATATCAGAAACCAGTTATAAAAAGGCTTGTAACACATCAGCGGATAACACTTCCTCTGTTCAGACTTTAACGTACTCTAATGTAGCGGCAGGTGACCACTTCATTGACGTGAAGTATTCGAAGGATGATGCGTCTTCCGCTAACAACGACACGTTACAATTCAAGGTAACGATAACCTACAGCCAATCGGTAACATATTACACCTACACGATTAACAACATTACGGCTGACCATGCGATTGTAGTTACTGCGTCTGGTGGTACGGATAAGATGTTCATCAAGCTGAATAATACTTGGGTACAGGCAAGCAAGGTGTATAAAAAGGTAAGTGGCAGTTGGGTACAGCAATCCGACTTAACGAACGTATTTGATTCGGGGACAAACTATCACTATAACGGATAGACGGGCAACGAACTGGTTTATGTAATTCGGGTCATATACATTAGTAGGGATAAATCAAGGACTTAAAGGGCGTAGGGCTTTATGGGAAATATAAATGAGCAGATGGCAGAATTTGCCAACAATCTGTGGGAAAACTACATAAAGGCGAAGTATAAGGAAGCCAACAGTTCTACTTTAAGCTATTATATTGCGACCGTTGTCAGCAATGACGGGGGCAATACATTAACCATAAAGAAGCCGTTTGAAGACTCATTCTCCGTACCGTGTCTGGAATCCATGAATACCGCAACCGCAGGATTGCAGGTACTGGTCATCCGATTCGGAAGCGGAAACAACAATACGAACCATGTCGTAGTCGGAAAGGCAGACGGCAACCCACTTAACGGCGGTGGCGGTGGTGGTGGAACAGACCACGGTCTTCCGTCAGGCGGTACGTCAGGTCAGATCCTTGTGAAGAATTCATCTACCGACTATGACGCAGTATGGAGAAACGCAACATACGTTCACACACAGGGGGAAGCCGCATCGACATGGAGCATAACCCACAACATGAACTGCTATCCATCCGTAACAATCGTTGACTCTACGAACACAATCGTAGTCGGAGATACCACATATACAGACGCTAACTCATTGACGGTATCGTTCAATGGGACATTTAAAGGGAAAGCATATCTAAGCTGAGAAGGAGAAAGAGGACATGGCTCTCAAATACTTAACCGACATCGACTTGAACCAAAACGAACTGCAAAACGGCGTTATCCAGAACGTGTCTGGAAACGTATCCACGCCGAAAGCAGGACAGATCTGGTTCGACAGTTCCAATGGCGTTAAGAAGCTGAAATATTATGACGGGACGAACACGCTTATCATCGGTGAATCGTCCATTTCGTCCAGTTCGACAAGCCAGAGCGTTCCGACAACACAGGCTATTGCCGAATATGTCGGCGGTGCTATCGCTGCAATGGACGCAATGGTGTTCAAGGGAACGCTTGGTACAGGCGGTACGATTACGGCACTTCCGACAACGTACAGCACAGGTTGGACATATCGTGTTATTACGGCAGGAACATACGCCGGAAATGTATGTGAAGTAGGCGACCTTATCATCGCTCTAACATCCCGTTCTGGCTCTGGAAACCTTAATTCAGACTGGACGGTAGCACAAACAAACATCGAGGGTGCTATTACTACAGCAGACGCTGCTTCGTCTACCCCTGTCATGGATGGTACGGGAGCAGTAGGGACATCCACGAAATACGCCAGAGAAGACCATGTCCATCCGTCCGACACAAGCAGAGTACCGACCACCAGAACCGTAAATGGTCATGCCTTGTCATCTGATGTTGAGGTTACTAACCTTGACCTCGGACAAGCAGTTGGAACGTGTTCTGTATCCGGCACAAGTTTAACATCAGCCATTTCGAACTATAAGCTTACGGATTACGGAGTTGTTGTTATAAAGTTCACCGGAAATGTTCCGGCAAACGCAACACTTAATATTAATTCACAAGGCGCAAAACCAATATATTGGCACGGCAGCCCAATAACAGAGGGCATAATTAACACTAATGATTATGCAACATTTATATATAATGGAACGGCATATTACCTGTTAACTATTGATAAGTCGGCAAAACTTGCGTCAGCAGGCAATGCCGGATTGATGTCCAGCGCGGACAAGGCGTTGTTATACAATTTGTCGGTGATAACGATACCTGCCATGTATGTAGGAACGAACCCGGCATTAACAGCGTCAAGCGGAGTATGCACATGGGTTATAGACGGTGAAGACACTGGTGGAATAGGAGATGGAATTGCTACAGTATATGAGCAATCTACGCACAACGTAGTGCTTTGTGACGTTTCATATGACAACTATGATTACACGATTAAAATAGCGTCCTCTTCAAACATAAGTGCAAACACATATAAAGTTGTCATCGTTGGCAACAACTCATAAAAGCAAGGGTAGAAGACTATGAAATACTTGGGAGCAATTACAGACGATAACGATCTGGTGACGAAGAAATATGTCGATGATTCGGTATCAGCCGTGTCTGGCGGTGCTACTCCGGCTACAGCGACTCCGCTCATGGATGGAACTGGTGCGGTCGGTACTGCACTGAAGTATGCAAGGGAAGACCACGTTCACCCTTCCGATACAACAAAGGCAGATGCGTCAAGTACTGTATCTGACGTAGCATACAACAGCACGAACAAGACGATTACGAAGACCATAAACGGAACGACATCCAATGTGGCTACCGTTTTAGATTCAACGTCCGTTCCTACATTTACGACACCGACAATCTATTCAAGCAGGTGTAAAAGTTTGTCTGGCGGTTATTACAAGGTAGGGAAGATGGTTTATGTTCAACTTCAAGGAACAAATAACAGTGCTTATACCACTACTGGAAGACAGGGCAGACAGTACATGACTGGCTTTCCGAAACCTGCAACGACAGAGAGAGCGGTTCTTCCTGTTTTGTGGGACGCACATCAGGGCATGATGGCGAACATTACATCGACAGGTGCTTTATATCTTTGTAACGATGACGGGTTGTCGTTTGAAGCGGATAAGGTGTTCTTTATCACAGGAACATATTTTACATCGGATTAAGGAGATATAAGATGGCTGAGAGATGCAAGAACGCTTATAGAAAGCGTGGAGAAAAAGCCGTATATTGCAAAGCTATCAAGGGCGATATGAACTACTGCGCATACCAACAAATGTGCTACAAGTCAAACAGATTTGAAGCAACATCCAGTTCTGGGATATGCAAAATGCGACATAGCCCTTCAGTTAGATAAACACATACTTAAAAGCAGAGAAAAGGAGAGTAAGAGTATGGAAGCAATCGAAAGAGAAGCATATTTTATCACAGAGGAACAGATGGAAAAAGTAAACACATACGTTCCGTTGAAAGTAAAGACTAACTGGGTCTCTATGGTAGCAGAAAGATGCCTGCAAAAAATCGTAATCAGTGCAACAATCGGTGGACAGGACATGGATCTTCCTCCAGTTTACAAAGAGGATTTGGAGAAGAAGTGCCGCTATCTTATGGGCGCTCTTGTCAGGTTCTACCTTTGCGGAACGTTTGAGCCTGAAAAAGAGGATGATGATGCTCTCATGCCGGAAGCAGAATACGACAAATGGGCAGGCGGTCACATCTTTTCCCAGATTGAAAAATTCAAGTCAAACAAGGATTTAAGAGACACATGCTTCAACATGCTGAACGACTACAAGGACTTGGAGAAAAGGCTTAACGCAGAGTGTTATGCTCTTTTGACAGCCATGAATGACGATGTTGCAAGACAGCTTGTAGCTATGCAGGCAACGGTAACGCCGGAGTCATTTCAAGAACTGGTAGAATCCTTTAACGAGATAAAGGACATGGAGAACACAAACAAATCGGAGTAAGAACAGAATGAGCGACAACAACTTTAACAGTCCGTATTATCCGTATGAAAAGGTACAGACGGGATATAACACGTTGAGGGGAGCGGAATACATACCTCAACAGCTTATTACCTATTTGCTTGACCTTCCAGACCAAAACGGATACGAGCCTGTAGACGACAACTCCAGACCGAGGGTTCGATTAATCAAATACCTGTACTATGACGACCCGAATCCGTTAAACAAACCACTCCCAACTGTTGAGCAAAAGCTTTCTCTGCTTTACAACGGAAAGAATGCACAGCTTGATGGAGACGAGGACAAAAAGAACCACCCAAAAGGGTACAGGATATATGCACAGCAGTACGAAGAACCATCACAGCTTATTGCGAAAGTAATGCTTCGGTGCTACATGGCAAGGGAAATCCCAAAGTCTGATTATAAAACCATGATCGGCGTAAACTTCTCTGTGATTACGAATTACGCATTGGATAACATCATGGGGACTGGCGTATATAGCAGAACTTATGCAATCCACCAATGCTTGGTAGAGGCTCTTCACGGAGTAAACTTAAATGGAATAGGTGTTGTGTATTATAGCAAACCTATGCATGGAGATTCTGGAAAAACCGTTTACCATGACGAAGGAACAAACATCTATTCAGACACATTCATGGCGATAGAGTGGCAGGAAACCACGACAGAAGAAGTAATCCATGAATGGTAAATAAATATTTCCTGCATGCGAGTGGGCATGTGGAAGAGCGAGTGGGCTTAAACCAAGAAAAATATTTTGGTTTGAGCCTTTTTTGCAAAAGCAATGGAAGGAGACACATAACATGCAAGAACTTCCTTTGAATATAAAACAGTCAATCGGAAAATACGAACCAATAGAAGCCGAAGGTCTGACACTCTACCCGATAAAGGTAGAAAATTACTACGAATTTCTAACAGCGAAGCCATCTATTGACTTTATGCAACAATCGCTCCCGATAGAGTTGATTAGCATACCGCTGTTGGACGCTTATTTCCGAATCGACATGGGGCTTGTTGACGGGATGGAACCGAACGGAATGTTCTCGTGTGCGCTTTTATTTCTTTCATTGGCTTTGCGTCTTATGCCACATGGAAGCATGGAAGAGCAGATAGGAAGATTCAATATAGTACCAGATAACGTTGCAGACCCGAAAGCACTAAAACAAATAAAGTTTGTGCTGAATGGCGAGGAAATACACACAATAACGCCAATACAATTTGGCAACCTGCGACCAATTTTAGCTGCCCAAAATGGAATTGAATTAATCAGCGAGGCTGCAAACCCCGAACTGATACAGGCAGAGCGTGATTTGGCAGACAACAACGCACCGAAAGTAGATGCAGACTTAGATTCGTTAATCACAGCAGCCGCCATCATTTCAAACGTAGAGGAAAAAGAAATCTACGACTGGGCGATTTTAAAACTGCACAAGAGACTTGACACAGCAAGAAGAATCATCGACTACATAGTGTGCGGAATAGGGGAATCACAGGGAACGAAATGGGTTGGCGGAAATCCGGCTCCGCATCCGTGGTTCGAGAAGGCGAACAACAAGAAAGCAGGAGTAATCGCTCTCGAATCGTTTGCGAACGGGCAAGGTCTTAGCGCAGTTCAAAACGCAAACAAGACCATTAGCACATAGTTAAGTTTAAAGATTACTACAAAAAGGAGTGAAATAAAAAGATGATTAGTTTCACCGACGACCGGCTTTATGCGAAAGGCACTTGTAATGTAATCTGTTCTGACGTTGTTACTGGCGATGTTCTTTACCAGAGCAACAAGGTCACGACAGGTAGCATTACTCCGTCGGTCAGCTTGAACGAAATCAGAGCAGGTCTTTCTAATCCGATTGCTACCATGATTCCCTCTGATTCCTCGCTTCAGGTTGACTTTGAAGCTGCCGACTTCCAGATTTGGGCAAAGGCAGCCCAGATGGGTGCTTCTATTAGTTACGGTGCGCCTGTGCAGGTGTGCCAGATTGTTACGGCAAGCGGTAATTCTCTGAGCATTGATGTTTCAGATGGTATCCCCGTTGCTCCGTTTGGCTATGACGAGCCGTTCTGCTTCGTGCAGACTGTTGGAGCAGAGTCCAAACTTATGAACGATGGCGTAGCTTATCCGATTTCTTCCGCAGGTGTTATCAGCGACTTCGCCGCTACTGACACTACGAAATATAAGGTAAGCTACTACGTCCAGAAAGTCGGAGCGAGAAAGGCTGTTGTAAGTTCCTTCATCGACCCGAAAGTTGTTCATTTCGAAGCCCAGATCGCTGTATACAGCAACCGTGGCGGCACTTCCGAAGGAACAAGAGTTGGTTGGATTTACTACACCATCCCGTATCTGAAGTTACAGGCTGACGCTACCATTACTGGTGACCAGTCCAACAACGATACCACAAAGATTTCTGGTCAGGCTCTTGCTTATGACGCAGGTGTTGTATCGGATGTCTGCACGGACTGTGACGCTGCGACCCTTGCTTATCTGGTCTATGTACCCGATGATGCAACGAAAGAAATCCTTGGTATCGCGGTAGTTGGCGGTGCGGTTTCCATGGCTAAGAGTTCTACTCTTCAGCTTCGCCCGTACATCGTAATGGCTGACAAATCTCTGGTCATTCCGAATGACTATTCGACTGGATTCAGCTATGAGTTTAGCGGAATTACTGGAACGACCGTATCCACATCTGGCGTTATCTCTTCCGGCACAACCGGAGGAAGCGGAGAAGCGACCATCACCTACACTGTAGGCGAAGATACCTTCACCTGCCCTGTAAACGTAACCGTTACTAACTAAGCTATAAGCAAACAATTCAAACCCCTTGTCACCGTCAAAAGTGGCAAGGGGATTTACCCAATCAGGTGATTGATATGGGAAGAATTTTTTTTGACATCGAAGATTACAAAACGGCGCTTGACCTTGAAATAGCAAACTGCATGCGTGACCCAGACGGAACAGTGCAGACAGAAGCAAAAAAAGCAATTATAAGGTCAGCGAAAGAAAATGTTTATGATGCTTATCCCAAACCAAAGTTCGAAAGCAGACGAGGAACAGGAAAAAGTATGGGTGGCGGTATTATGGACGAGGACAATTTGTTGTCGTTTACGAGTGAAAAAGGATTCACTCTTACAATACAAAACCTTGCAACATGGCAACATCTTTATGGGGGCGCTTATCCGAGCAATGACCTTGCAGATGTAATAGAAAACAACCAGATCTATGGAGCGCCGAAAAGACCGTTCATGCAGAAGGCTGAAGATGAATATAGTGATAGATTCGGGTTGGACTTGGTAGAAGATTTAGAATTCAGGGGATTTTAATCGAAACCACAGGAGAACATAAATGGCAGCAGAATTAATCTTAAAAGTACGTGTAGACAGAACTGAATTAAATGCTTTGCAAGCTGAAATTGCAGGCAAAGAAAAGGCGATAAGAGTAACCGCTAAAGGCAATGGCGTAAAAGAAACTGGCGAAGACGTTAAGAAGCTTGGAGAAAACGCAAAAAAAGCCGAAAGCGAAGTGCAAAGCCTTGGAGACATGCTTGCGAAAAAGATTGCATGGTATGCCATTTCGCAGTCTGTTGTAGGCGTAGTAAATGCGTTCAAAGAAGCGCTAAACACCATAAAAGAGGTTGACAAACAGTTAGCGACCATTAAGAAAGTAACAGACTTCTCAGACGCACAGATGCAAAAGATAAAAGACAGTGCGTATGAGGTAGCATCTGCTTATGGTGTAGCCGCTCAAGCATATCTTGATTCTGTTGGCACATTTGCAAAAGCCGGATATAAAGAAGCAGCCACTCAGCTCGGTGAGTTGGCTACGAAAACACAGTTGGTTGGTGATGTTAACTCAAGCATTGCGAACCAGTTTTTGCTTTCTGTAGATGCAGCTTGGAAATACAAGGGGTCGATGGAAGACCTGTCAAGGGTTCTTGATGAAGCAAACGAAGTAGAGAACAACTACGCAACGAGCATTGAAAAGATTGCTATCGGCATGCCGAACGTGGCAAGCATCGCTTCGATGGTTGGCATGAGCGTAGAAGAAACAATAGCTGCACTCGGTACGATCACAGCCGTAACACAGCAGACAGGTCCGAAAGCAAGCACTGCGCTTCGTGCGCTCATATTGAATATTACAGGCAAGATTAACGAGGCGTTCGAGGACGAGTCTGGAGAACTTGTAGAGTGGACTGAAGAAGAAATTGGAGTAATGCAGCGTTTCTTACAAAAATATGCAGGAGACGTTGTTAAAACCGCACAACTCACTGGAGAACTTGTTAATCCGATTGAGGCGATTCGTGCGCTTGGTCAGGCACTTGAAAATGGTGAAGTATCTGCCAGAGATATGTATACAGAACTTTCTGCATTAGGTGGAAAGCTTCGTACAAACCAGTTGGTAGCCTTGGTTGAAAACTACCAGATGATGGACGAGATGCTCGTCAAGATGGGCGAGGATGCGAAAGGTAGTGCAACGAAGGAAATCAACGTAATGCTCGACACTTGGGATGCGAAAACGAACATCCTAAAGAATACGTTCGCAGAATTTGTTGAGCAGAACCTTAACACTGATTCTATTAAAAACTTCATAGATGAAGTTATTGAACTTGTAAAGACACTTGAAACATTACCAAATCCGTTATTGTTAGCCGCTGCCGGAATCGCAGCTCTTGTTGCCCCGACTATATTGAAGTCTTTGAAGCAAGTCGTTGGAGCGTTTCAGGACATAGGCAATGCGATAAGAGGGGTAAGCGTAGAGGATTTTGGCTCGTCATTAGCGACTGCTATTCAGAGCGTAGCAACTTTGGCGTTAACGGTAGGATTATATATTTATAATCAGTATCAAAAACATTTAAGACAAGCTATTGCAGATGCTCAAGAAGAAGCAGATAAAGCGATAGAGAAAGCAAGCAACGAGCATCAAAAGTCCGAAGAAATACTTGAACTCTATGACGCATATCTCGTAGCAAAGAATCGTTTGGACGGGACGACCGAGGCTACAAATAATTATATAACCGCAGTAGAAGCGTTGGCGAATGCAACAGGAATCACAACTGGAAAGATTTCTTCGGAGTCTGAAGCTGTCGATGAACTGTCTAAAAAATTCCAAGAATATTCAAAGCAACAATTAGAAACAGAATTACAAGCACAGGAAACAGCAAAAGAATTAGCTATTGCTTCTGCCGTTACTACAGCAAAAAACACAAAGAACAGCAATTCAATATTCAGGGCAGCAGATGATGAACTGGTCTATGACATACATAACAAAACGCAACCGAGTTGGAAAGCAAAAAGCATAGACGAAGCATACAGGGATATGCGTGCCGAGTATGAAAGGATAAGGGCACTCAGAGATGCGGCGTGGAAAACGTATTTAGAAGACAAAACAGAAGAAAACCTTGATATATATGAGGGATATGCTGCTCAAATAGACGAAGCCGAAGAAGTCATGTCAAAGGCTTTTGAAGCAACAAAGGCTGTTGTGGCTATTAATGGCAGAATCAAAGCTATTGACTCTGGATTTAGCGGAATAACAAACACAGAAGAAACGACAGAAAAAACAGAGGAAGCTACCGAGGCTGTAAGCGCACTTGCACAAGCATACGATGCGGTTTTTGAAAGCGCAAAAAACGCAGCGGATGCGATTGAAAGATATAACGACTTGATAAGCGGTGGCGAAGCGACAGACAATGCCGACAAAGCCGCTGAAATATACGAAGATTTCCTTGAACAACTAAACAAAGGGAATTATGGCTCTTCAAAATATCAGGCAGGAATAGACCTGTTTCTTTCTGATGAAAAAATTGCCGAATATAAGGGCAATTATGCAGAGTTAGGACAAGCCGTAAAAGATGTAATTGATAAATACTTCGTAACAGGATACGACGAAGACGAGAATCCTATCTTTGCGACAGGAGAAGAAGCCGGACAAAGGTTTGCAGAAGTTCTCAGAGACGAAGTGCTTCCGTCGTTTGACGAGACAAAAGAAAACGCCATCATGGTTGGCGACGAACTGGCGGCTACGTTTAGAAAAACCGACGAAGGTTATGAACTTATCGTAGAAGACTACAACTTGCTTTCTCAGGCATTAAACGGCATGGATGTTGACGTTATTAAAATGCTTGAAGACGCAATGGAAATAAAGATTTCCAACCCAGAGCAAGCTTTGAACCTGATGCTCGGAATGGCAGAAGCAGCAGGAGCAATCGCAACCAGTTGGCAAGGTCTTGATAGGATTAATATTGCGGCAATCATAAATCAGATGCTTCAAGACGGAAAGACACCAGAAGAAGTAAAGGCTCTGGCAGATGAATTTGCTCGTTTAGACGAAGAAGGGAAAATAGACTTATACATTGACAGAGATCAGTTATTGGAAGCAACCGATGAAGCTACTGTACTTCTTCAATATCTAAATGATTTAGGAATACCGATTACAACTGTAATCACTGTGGATGATTATCAAGCAAGGCAAAAGCTTGATGATTTGAAAGCAGAAATCGAGTTGATGAAGAACAATACGATTCACATCAATGTCGATTATTCAGGTGCAAAGATTGCAACACAGGCAACAGGAACAAAGAGCGCACAAGGAGGCGCAACGCTTGTAAACGAGGAAGGCGCTGAAATCATTCAAGAGAATGGAACGGCTCGTATTGCAGGCGGTGGAAAACCGACAATTACCTATCTTCAGCCCGGAGCGAGGGTTTGGAACGCAAGGGAAACGCAGGCAATTCTTGGAAATAGCAAATTGTCTGAACTGTTTGACGGAATCCGCTCTATGGCAGGCGGTGGAAGTGTTCCTGCAAGCGTATCTGGCGTTAGTTCGTACACAAACGTTTATGGTCAGGGTGTAAAGATTGGCTCTACCGATAAAGATAGTGGTCTTGAATGGATTGAGCAGGTAGTTGATCTAAGAAAACAGGAACTCAGCTTAATCGAGGCGAGAAACGAGAGCGTAGATGCTCAAGTAGCAAAACAGCGCCAGATTCAGGAGATGCTCGCCTATGAAATCGAGTATCTCAAGAAGATTGGCGGTTCTCAGACAGACATAGATAAACTTGCCACTGAATGGTACGAGATAAACAGCAAAATTAAAGACCTTCGGGAAAAAGAAAAGGAAGACAGAAAGAAAGAACGAGAAGAAGAGAAGAAAAAAGAAGAAGAAAGAAAAGAAAGAGAAAAGAAAAAGCAAGAGAATACCATAAAGTGGTACGAAAAGAAAGCAAACATTGCAAAAGCAGAACTTGACCTGCTTGAAGCGGAAGATGCCCCTGTTAAGAAGCAGGTTGAAAAGCACAGAGAGATTTCGAACTGGTATCGCAAAGAAATCAACTATCTGAAGAAGATAGGCGGTCATCAGGAAGATGTCTTAAAACTTGAAAAACAGCGAAAGGATGTTGAAGAGCAGATAGCACAGCTTAACCAAGCGATGATGGACGACTTGGCAAAGGCTATCAACGAAAAAATAAACAAGATAAATGAGAAACGAGATAAAGAACTTGAGGCTGTCCAGAAAGATATAGACGCACTCAAAGAGCAAAGAGAAGCGCAAGACAAGGTAAACGAGTCGGAAGAAAAGCACCAAGCCCTTGTTGAAGCATGGAGAAATCTGAAGAACGTAAAGAACGAAAGAAACGTTCGCCAGTATAATGCAAAAACTGGGCAATGGGAATGGGTAGCAGATGCGAACGCTGTTGCGAGTGCGAAAGAAGGATGGAATTCTGCAAAACAAGCATGGAGCGATTATAAATCTCAGAACGCTTATGAAAAGTCGATTTCAAAATTAGAAGCGAAACAGGAAGAGATATCGAAAACGTATGAAAAACAAGTCAACCAGTGGCAGAAGGTTCTTGATGCATTAGAAGACCCAGTTATCACGATTGCAGAAGCCTTGAAGAACATCGAGCAGAACGCAACCAAGGATCAGAAGTCCGAAATTAAAACGCTGAACAAGCTGTTGAAGCCGTTAGGATATTCCATCAGCACAAAAGGTCTGTACGACTCCGGCGGTATCTTATCCGGCGTTGGCGGTATCAAAGGCACAAGAGATGACGAGATGGTTCTGCCACCCGATGTGACCAAGAAGCTGTTGAAGCCCATGCAACCTGCAAACTTCACAGCCCGGATGAACGAACTGCGGTATCTGTACGGAGCAGGTGGTGGATATGCAGGACTTACTAACAACAGTATAGGAAGTCAGCACAATGGCGACCTGTATACCTTCGGAAGCATAACGCTTACGGAGAGCGTGGCGAAGCAGACCACACTGTATGACTTCGTACAGGCAAGCAAAGGCTTACGGGCTTACAACGGAACGATGTAACAGACAACTAACTCACAGGAAAGGAAAACAATTCATATGTTATTCCAACCGACCAACATAACCCCAGACGTATTATACGGAGATGCAAATGGAACAGTAGATGTTTCGGACGGTTTGACCGTTTCGTGGCAAATCAACGGAAACACTCCGATTATTGCATATCAACTGTTTTTTTATCAAAACAACACTTCAAGCACGGCTGTTTATAATACGCCAATATATGTGCTTGACGAACCAGTATACGGAACAGACGCACTTGGGAATCCAGTTCTGTTTACAGCCGAAACGATTTCCGCTCAAACACTTTCCAATAATGGAATCACAAATGGAAACCAGTACAAGATGAAGATACGGCAGTATTATGCAGCCCAAACATATCTTGACCAAAGAAGCATGAGCGTTTTTTATACAAGGTCTGATCCGTCTTTGTCTATATCCGCTAAAGACGCAAACGGAACTGCTGTAACTACTACGTTGGGGACGATATCAGCCACAATGGTTGGAACATACAGCCAAGCACAAGGCGATGAAATAGACTGGGCAACGTGGATAATCGAAGCGGAATATGTCGAGGGGGAAGAAGAACGGTATGTCCAGATTTTGGACAGTGGAAGAATATATAATGCGTCTTCTCTGGAAATATCATATGACGGTTTTGTAAATAACCAGACATACCTTACTACTCTTACGATATGTACAGAGCATGGAGTGGAAAAGACAGCAACATATGAATTCACGACATCGTGGGCTGAATCGACCATCTTTGGAGAATCAAATGCCTGTCTTTTAAACAGCCAGTCTACCGCAGTAAAAGTAGGATGGTCTGGATACAAGTACATTGAAGGTGTACCTACTGGATGGTACGAACTCTATTCTGGCTTCTTAATGTTGCATCGGGATTCGAATGTTTTGTGGAGTACAGAGAACGGATCTCCGTTAAGCATTTCCGCTCCGTGGGCTTTGCGTATGAAGATTCAATTAGCTACGTTAGACGCAACAGTTGTAAAAGTCCAGACAACGAGCGGATATATTCAGTTGTCTTATGATATGCCAAGTAGATATTTCAAATGGCAAACAAACAGCAGCAACGGAACGATATCCACCACGATAGCGTATGACGCAACGGTGCAAATTATTATTACGCCTACACAAATTATCCTTTATTCATTGCAGACTACAGGTGGTCTTACGCCATCAAATGTTTCGGTAACTACAGGAGTAACCTACACACAGGGAAGTATCACTTCCGTACAGACGTTTGGTACACAACTGATAGATTATATACAAATTATCAATAATTATTCGCAGAATGATTTGGCGGCGTTATCGGTTAACAATATTGATTATGACCCAGATGTAAACACCATTGACAGCACTTATTTTTTAGCGGACTTCAGCAACAAAACACTTGACGCAGGAACGCTGAAGATTGCCGGAACAAGCATTTCTGGTTGGTCAGTATACAGAAGAAAAGAATCCGAGCCGATATCGACACACTTAATAGATGTTGGTGTCGCATCGCACTATATCATGGATTACGGATGCGGAAGCGGTGAAGGGCTGTATCATTATGAGATTTATCCTATCGGGGCAAAAAGATTCCTTACAGACGCAATCATATCCAATTCCTTTAATCCATGCTTTTCAAACTGGGCGGTCATCGAAGCGGAACGTGACGAAGAAACGGATCAATATACTGTTGTTAATGAATATGTTTTTGGAAAGAACCTGTCTTCTGGCTCTATCTCAAACAACAATACGCCGACCGTATATAAGAACTTTACCCGTTATGCAACCGTTCTGAAAGCACGACCGAATTACCAAAGCGGTACGCTTTCCAGTATTATCGGTCACGTTGGATACATAGACTACATGGTACAAGACGGCGATACGATTGCCACTATCGCTTCCAGATTCCATACAACTGTTGAAAAGATTATGCAGGACAATAGGCTTGTCGATCCAAGCGAAGAGATAAAGATCGGGTCAGTGATATTGGTTACGTTTACAGAAGGTATGACTTCATACTTTGACGATAAAAAACTTCGGGACGCAATCTGGAATCTTTCCACGACAACGAACCACCTGTTTCTTAAAAGCAGGAAGGGCGATGTGATTGAAATTGCTCCATCGCAGGACATTTCAATGTCTTACACGGATGGGACAAGGCAACAGCCAGTTACCGTATCATTCCCGTGGGTACAAATCGGTGACGCAACGCATACAACCATTGTCGGACGGAGTACCACATAAAGGAGCGTATAATGTCTGGAAATACTTACAATAATTATCTCAGGGCTTTACGTTATCCATTTATTAAGGTCGCAAGGCTTCGATTCCTGCAACCAGATGGTTCAACGGTATTTGCTTTAGATGGGAATCCGTTAGAGCTGCGAAACAAAGCTTTCATCGAAGACGGACAGCTTACCGTAAATTTACAGAATGGTCAAAGAAGGACGGCTTCCGTTACGCTTGCGAACACGAACGGAGAGTTTGAATACCAGTATGGGAAACTCTGGTTCGGGCAGGAAATTGCATTAGATGAGGGTCTGATTCTGCCGGACGGTACAGAATACTATATCCAACAAGGCGTTTTTCTTATCAATGACCCGACAAATGACGTAAGACCAGAAGGGAATACCATGCAACTGAATCTTGTGGATAAATGGTCAAACCTTGACGGTTCATTGCGTGGGAAACTGGAAGGGACATATGAAGTTCCAGTAGGGACGAACATCTTTACGCCGATTACTTCCTTGCTTTCCGAAGACCGTGGAAATGGTCAGCCGTTGGATAACATAACGCCAATTTATACGGACTATTACAACAACAAAACGCAGATCGTAAGCGGATCTACTGTTAGCATGGTCGATTCACCATATACTTTGACTGTAGACGCAGGAAGTACCAAAGCAGATGTAATCCTTGGTCTGGTCGGAATGGTGAACGGTTGGGTAGGATACGACCCGTCTGGTGCGTTAAGGGTTGACCCGTCACAAGATGATATTGCCGACATTGACAAGCCTGTTTCGTGGACATTTGGGACAGATGAAACAACCTTGCTCGGTATGTCCTACACGATTAAAAAGTCAGAAGTGTATAACGACATCATTATTGTCGGGGCAGCTCTTGAGAACGGCACTCAGCCAATGGCAAGAGCCACGAACTATGACCCCATTAGTGACACCAACGTGAATATTGTCGGACGGATAACATACCGTGAAGAACAGTCTGGCTTCGCAACACAAACTCAATGCAGAGATTTAGCCGTCTGGAAAGTAAAACGGATGACGGTACTACAGAAAGCCGTCACGATTTCCTGTTCACAGCTTATGCACATAAGAGAGAACGAACTGGTCACGATAAAACGGACGGATAAGCCGAACAGCCCAATCGAAAGGCATTTGATTCAAGGTTTTTCCAGACCGCTTCTTGGAACGGCACAGATGACAATCAATGCGGTGTCAGTTGTAGACATCCCGGATATTTCCGTAGTTACTACAGATAGTCTGGACGGTTAAATGTACTTTGAAGCTGCATTAGAGCGAGATAGAAGCCCGTACAGCGATTTTAACGGTCAAGACGGATAAATGGTAGGGTAGAAAATAAAAGCCGCTCAAATCGAACGAATCGATTTTTGATAAATATTTAACAAACCAAAATCTAAAACAATAGGAGAGAAAACACATGGCGAAAATTATTGTTTTGAACGATGGCACGGAACTGTTGGTCGTAAAAGAAGATAATAAATATCTGTACTGTGAAGGAACGCAGTTCAGACCGAATCATCCGAGCATCAAAGAGATCCGTGTAGCAACGGATGAAGAACTGTTTGGCAACCTGCCGGATTTAGAGGAAGCAGAGAAGGAACTGGAAGAAGACATGAAAAAAGCAGAGAGAAAACCTGCCACAAAGAAGAAAGAAACGGCTAAGAAGTCCGATAAGAAAGGAGAATAACAATGCCGATATCCAGTGGAGCATATGTTGCCCCGGCATGGGCGAACGGGACATCCCCATATATTAATGCCACAGAACTTAATGCAATGTCCACCACCATTGCTTGTGTTCCTATTGCTAACGGTGGAACTGGAGCAACAACAGCAGCGAACGCATTAACAAACCTTGGTGCATTGGCAAAATCCAATGTGGTTTCCAAGGGAACAACCAATACGCCCGTTTATTTCAACTCAAACGGAGTTGCAACAGCAATAAGCCAACCAATCTGGGGCTGTGAAGAACTGGGCTTCCGTTAAAATTTCAACGAGTGGCGATGTAATTATTGAACCTAATCCAAGAGTTGATGTGTCTTGCCATTATGCTGTGAACATCTGTTATGTAAGATAATAAAGGAGAATAAAAGAATGAAGAAGAAAAGACTTATTCCTGTCTATCTCGCTGTAATTCTGTCCGTAGTTCTGGCAGGTCAAACGGTCTGCTTTGCAGGTATGTCTTTTGACTCTGCGGTTTCTGCGGAAGAACTGATAAAAGAGAAGCTGTCTATCCGCAGAGGGATCGTTGAGGAAACTGTGGAGTATTCCGAAGACGAAGAGCCATTCTACGAAGAAGAGGAATACTACGATGTAGAAGACGGCGAATACTTCATGGATGAGGAAGACGAGATCAACGCCGTTTGCTATGACGATGATGACGAAGATTATTCCGTTGAGGAAGCGGAAGAAGTTATCGTTGAACCGATAATCGAAGAAGAGGAAGAAAATATTCCAGAAGAAACGGAAAACGAAAATCCTCTTAAGGGAAATGAGGTTTGTTTCTGCACGACAGTCCATGTTGACTTGGGCGAACCGAAAGACGCACGGTTTACATTCATGTTGCTGAACGAAGACATGGAAGTCCTTGATGAAGCACAGAATGACGAGGATGGTCTGGTAGAATTCGAAGACCAACTCATTGAAGAAGAAGGAACATATTACTTCTATATTGCAGGAGTCAACGATCTTGCCGGATATGAATACGATGACCACACGGAAGTAATCGTAGTAGTCGTAACAAAAGAGTACAACGAGATAACATTTGACGGAAGCAAATTCGAATATTTCTCCTACGAATTCCTTGAAGAATATCTGGAAAACTTTGAAGAAGATTCGGACGAATAAACAAAAAAAGAGAGGGCTGTTCCGTGATGGTTCAGCCCTCGATCTTTGCATAAATGTCACAGTATGTGCTGTCGTATGAGTCGTCAACCTTTTCAAGAAACCAAGGCTGATTTATAACATCTTTGTAATAATACGACCAGTTTCCACCACCGATTCTTGCGTGTATGTATAGAATATCGGATCTTCCTGCGTATTTGTCCCAAACAGCGAACTGTTTTTCTATGCGCTTTTTGTTTTTCTTGATTTCAAACTTCAGATTCCTGCGTTCCCAACCGTGAATTCTCGACCAGTCTATGTATCGTTTGCCGTCTTCATGGAGCGGAAGATAGTAGTCAATCAGATAGTCTTTGTAACGACTGTATTCATGGCAATAATTATCATTGTTGAAGATGGGGATAGAACGAATCATATCTTCAGCCGTTCTGAGTTCGCAAGAGGACAACATATCTGATAAGTCCTCTTTGGAAACAGGCTTTTCGTACTTCATCAAGCGATACCCACGCAGACGAGGAACGACAATGTTGTTTTTTCTTATTACTTCTTGATATTCATCGACGTTTATATTTACATAAGCACCTAAATCCATAATTATAACCTCGCATTATGATATATAACTATAGCTTATACAAGCTTGCTCAATAGGTCTTCTATATCCTGCACAATACTCTTTCTTGAATATCCATTATCGGAAGCACGGCGTTTGATTCGCTCCAGTTCTTCGGTAATCTCGTCAAATATTTCGTTAACAGTATATAAAACATCTTCACGAGCGTGAGAATACATTATTTATCACCTTCTTTCCGGCGGTTCAATGTTGCGGTTTACGTTGGTGTTCAGCAGGTACAGGTTCTGACCACGCTTCGATACCTTAAAGCCAGACCCTTTCATCTTCTTGTTAGCAACACCGATAAGGGAATGATACACAGGGATACACTCCGTTGCGGAATAACCTGTCAGCTTTACAATGTCTTCTCCGCTTTCCATAAATGCAGCGACAAGACCATCATACGTTCCTCTCGGTTCTCTCTTGGTATTAGTGACCTTTTTCTTTTCTGCTTCATCAATAACAACAAAATTCAGTTTCATAGTTTCGCTCCTTCCTTTTAAATTAAATCTACTCCGATATATGTTAGTTCGTAGTTTCGTACTTCATCTATGCTTAACTTCCTGTTATACCGAAGAATCCCCCACGCATAGACAAATACTTCATTTTGGATTTCGACTTTCTTCCTCTCATCATAATTCCAGAACTCCACAAGACCTTCCTTTGGATATGTACCGAGAGAAACAGGTCGCTGCGTTGACGCATAAATATAAATGGTTTCTCCTTTCATTCCTTATTTCCTTTCAATCTACATCTTCGTACCTGTATTGCTGTAACTGACCGCTGTATCTGCTCCGATAATTCGCGATCTGGAATCTTATGCTCCAGAATCAGCTTGTCATCTTCTGGACTCCACTCCCTCGGAATGTATCTGTCAGAGCCTGTTCGCTTCCGATAACCTTTCTTCCACCGTTTGGCGATGTCATGGTATTTCTCCATTTCGCCCTTGGCTTCATAGTATTTTTTATACTTTGGCAATCTATCACACTCCTTTAATACAGATCCACTGTTACATATTCAGAATGACTTCTCACTACCTCAACACACTGTTTTCCAAAAACGATATAATGCTTACCGTTCAATCCATATACGCACCGTCTGATACGATATCTGCTTCCTCTTAGATAAATAGAATACGTTCCATAGTTGACTCCATTTTTTCTCACATCAAGCTGTGCCATGTTAATCACGCTCCTTCCAACAGCATGTTGTTTCTCATTGCCCACTTGTCTCGTTCTTCAAAAACGTCCTGCATTTTCATTCGATTTCTTTTAGAGAGCAAGCGTCCTGCGTAAATCTCTGTCGTTGTCACGGACGAATGACCGAGTTCAGACTGTAATGCTTCAAGAGAAGTTCCATTATTGAGTTCCATAATTGCTCCGTTGTGTCTCATGGAATGAGTGCGGAATCCAGATTTTCCAGTTACATCTTTGACATGCTTTTCAACCAGTTTGGAAAGCCAAGAGGAAGAACCTCTGTGCCATTCCTCCACACCAGATGATGTTCCACCGAATTTATGTTCAGCGGTAGTGCCAAATAAATAGTCAGAATTCTTAAGCTTTTTTGGTCGTACACCAGACTTAAGATATAACTTAATAGCAGAAGCAGATATCTCATTCAAATCAACCTCACGGTATTTACCGCCTTTTCCACTTCTTACAATTAAGTAATTAAATGGGTCATCTTTATCCGAGAAATGCACATCGTTTAACTTCAAATCAAGCAATTCGGAATTACGAATTTTACCATCGAGCAGAAGAGTTACAATGGCATAATTTCTTGCCCATAATTTGCCGGACTTCAACGTTCTCCTGTTCGCCCAAAGCTTCTTAATATCTTCAGCCGTGAACACTTTATCATATGGCTTAGAGTCAGATGCCTTTGTTTTCGGATACTGCTTGCTATTTACAGGGTTCGATTCAAAATACTTATTACCGCATCTTTCCTCGTCCGTTGCATACTCGAAAAACGCCTTGAGTTCTACCATATACTGGCGAACCGTGGACGGAGCAAGACCATTTTCCAGAAGAGAATCTCTCCAAAGTCTGACAGCTTCAGACAATGATGTGGTTTCTAAGTCACATTCAGACAGGAATTCACCGAAGTATAAAAGACGCTTTCTGTAGTTCCTGATTGTCTGTTCAGAACACCCAAGCAGCTTGGATTCTTTCAGATAAGACGATGCTGCCTTGCTATATAATTCCGTAACGTTCATCACTTTTACTTCCTTCCTAATACCATGTTATCATTGTCTCAAAGCTATTTTTGGACACAAAAAAACCACCCAATATGGTGGCATTTCTTCATTATTTATATATAATATGTCAAATCACATCCATAAATGCGCCTGTGCAGGAAACTCGTGTATGAAATACTGGTCTACAAAAAAGCAACCGATTTTGCAAATTGCGAATCCAAGAGCGAACCATGCAATAAGTGACAGGATAGAACTCTTGAAAAATATAATATACATTATGATCCAGAACTTAGGAACGTACACCAAGTTATCGTCTTTTTCCTCAACGGTTTTCCTGCCTTTGCTGTTCCTTATATAATCATCAGATTCCCAATCGTTTTGAATCCAATCTTCGTGGTTTTTGTTTGCGTCGAACACACTCATATTAATTTCCTATCCTTTCATCAACCCAAACGTCCCTTACTCCAAATCCAAGCCTGACAATCTTATGTTCTTTGTTTTCTCCTGCTTCCAGAACGGCAACAACGAAATTGTCTGCTAGAACAATCATTCTGGAAAACGCTTCTTTAAGAACACCAACATTAATATTGGCAGGAGCAAGAACGTTTACGAACACCGATGCGTTCCTTTGCGTATTCGGAATTTCGGATTTGTACTCCGTTGTAATATGCAGGAACGGATATTTCTTAAGAGATATTGTATCGGCAAGCGACACAATCTTCCTGTATTTATCCATCTGACGTTCATCAATTCGTGTACCATAGAACGGTTCGTCATCATCAAAAAGCGCTTTCTTTAATTTATCTTTATCTGTCATTCTTAGTAAATTAATCTCCTTAAATTAATAATCATAGTCAATACATTCATCGAGTTCCGTGTAAAACTCTCCATCATATCCTTTGCCGTCCTCGATATCGTTGTAGCAACCTACGCAAACCATACGGAACGGAATACCGTGGCAATCCATAGTCCTCAAAGCGACAACATCATCGTTTAGATAACTTACTCCACGCATGTGTTCGTCATATTGATACTCTTTACCGCAGATAGGGCATCTATCCGTTCGGATATATTTTTCTTCGTTAACAAACATTTCATTACCCCCAATTTAACATCAAGAAAACGATTTTTCAACCAGTTTTATTTGGCTCTTTAAAAAGTCAATGATAAAATTCATGGCATTGTTCATCGCATCTTCTTTGGTTTTTCCAGTAGCTATAACACGGTTTATGTTATCTGCAAGGAACTGAACACGGTTACATTCTGATTTTCTATATCTTGCATAATGTCCATTGGTGGAGTCAAGGAAATAACACTTTTCAGTTTCTCTTGTAGGTTTAATCACATACGTTTTCCCAAAGCTATTAACACTAAAATATTTCATTACTAAATACATGCTTTAATTTTCCTTTCTATGCGGAAACCCAAGACAACGCTTCGCCCAACTTCTTTACGGAAGCGTCTGGATCATCATATAAAACATCGTTAAATTCTCGCCAGATATAAGTTAATAAATCAACAAGTTTAGGCTTTTCTGTTTCAAGCTTAACACAAGTGCAATAGGACGCATCATCGACAGGCTCCCAATCGCCACCTTCATACATATAAATATCGAATCTTAAAAGGCGCTCGTCCTCTGGGTCACAAGGATTATAGTCGCCATTCCAACCTTCGCCTGCATAATACCAATCCGCTCTTACCTTTTCTCCGATGATTGATACTGGCGTTTCACAATCTACGTCAAATAATATCGTCTTATCCGTTTTCATTCTGGTCTCCTTCATCCGATTTAAGTTTATCAAACATATAATCAATTACCCTACAGTACATTTTCTTTAAGTCATCTGGAGTTCCAATATTCCAAAGCGATGAATCGAAATCATATTCACAGATAAGCTGAATCGTTCCGATTGCTTCGACTTTAAGAAAATCGTTTGCATATTCATGTGTCCCTATCCATTTGTTCACAATTTCTAAGTCAGATGCGTTTCTGATTTTTATTGCATAAACAGTATCGTCACAACCAAAGCACCTTAAATCATCCCAGTCTCCGACACATTCGTTTTTCTGAATGTTTAAGCTTGAAAACATCTTATTAATTACGAACTTGGAAGTGCTTTCGTATTCCTTGCATGCTTCCATTGTCGGAAACGCAATTCCGTCATCAGAAATATAAGTCTTTTTGATTTCTACTCTCTGAATTTTCTGTTCCTCAATTCTCATACTTTTTTCTCCTTATAAATTTCAATTTCTAAAGTGTCGAACGCCTGAATAAACGTTGTAATAATTTCTTTCCAGTTGCGACATTTTGTTTTGTCGATTCGGATTATCTTGAACACATCACGGTCATCAAAGATATTAACCAGTTCTCCGTCTCCGTTTTTCTGCAAGCCAAGGCACTTCTTGGCATGGGTTTTGTCAACGAAGAATGAATACATGTTATACATATCGTGACCGTTTTCTTTGTACTCATACAGCATAATCAACCATGCGTTTC